GGTATGATAGTAAATAATAATATCCTCCAACAGGTTCAGGTAATGGATAATTACTATTTATTTTCCATGATCTCCATGTGTGAATTTGTTCTACTTCTTCTTCGTCTAAATATGTACGATTAGGTAAGCCCTCAGTAATAGGTTGATCTATATTTGATTCTGAAACCTTAATATAAGGTGAGTAGTTCATAACGCTACCTAAATCATAAGATAACATAAACGGCAAATGGTGTGGCTCAAATGGTAATACTAGGTTTTGTTCTTGTGTTATTGTAGCGGTTATAGTATCGGGGGTTATTACATTCCTTTTACATCCCACCGCTATAAGGTTATTCACGTAGGTTAAAATAGAGGCATCCAAGTCAGGATTAACCTCTGTTACAGTTTCTACAATGTATTTTTTATGAAGTGTTATTGTTATATCAGCCATTTTATTAATTGTTAGTTATTCTTGATTCAGTGTTGTTTTGTGTGCTATTTAGAGTCTTGTTAAACACTCTAATATTTTTTTTATCATCTGTAGATTCCTCAACATATAGGTTATTTATTGTTGTCACTTCTGCAAAAGTCTTTACACCGTCCAACTCAGTACTTACCATCCGTGGGGTTCGTTGTTGCTCTATTGTAGTTCCATCGTTTAACCATGATTCACCATCTTGTACTACCGCATTACTATCATTTAAAGCCGTCCCATCTGCAAAGGTTGTACCATCTTCTAGTAGAGGAATATAGTTAGGTTTTAAGAATCCTTTTTGTGTTTCAAAATATTCGTCTTGGTTACCTACATTGTTTTGTGGAGTTGGATTGGTTACTGTCAAATGATTACCATTCCCACTAATATCATATCGAGTTGTGCCTATTTCGCAAAGTGGATAAATACCAAAAACAGCACCAATACTAGTTTTTAAAGTTAGTCCGTAAACCTTATCTAAATTAGCAATTGACAAGCTTCCTGAGTTAATCACAGGTGTATTACTTAAACCAAACACCTCAGCTGTAAAATCAGCTAAGATTCCTGCATTTGTTAATATTGCAGTTCCGTCACCCTCAAAGCATCTACCATTTGCATATAAAGTTTTGCTAGGTACATGCCCTATATTGTGTAAATCACCGCTTACTATATCTTTTAATTCTGGTAATGCTGTGTCGTCTCTTGATACTAACCAAGGTTCTAATACCTCTCCATTTTTTTTAGCATCATATATGTAGTAGTAAGTCTCAAATCCCGTGTATCTTCCTAATCCCGCCACCATAGGAAAACTTATATTTGATGTAGATACTTCTATGCTAACTAAATGCTCTTGATTGTCTGACAGAATACCAGCCATAGTATTTCGGTTTGCAGAGGATACGTCTACCCCGTCAATAAGGATAATACCTGATTCCCCAGTACCAAAATTACTACCTGCTGTATTACCCCATTGAAACACTCCCCAATAATTATCTCCAGACCCAACTGCTCCTAGGTGTAAAAGAACACCGTTCCTTGCACTTGTTTTTATTTTAAATTCTATAACGTCGTTTACGTCTAAAATAAAAGTATAAATTTGATTAAACCCCTCAACATCTGCAAAACTATAAACTTCTTGTGTTCCCCAATTACCGTCATTGGGTAAAGGGTTCATTATTGTCCCTATTGATTTATTGCCTGAGCTTGAATAGATAGTATCTCCTGAACCTTCGAATAGTTTGAAGTGGTGAGTAGGGGTTTGTGGTATTTTTTTGAAATTATAAATATCTACTAAACTCTGAGTGCCTATATTCTCCTCAAAGAACCTTAAATCAAATACTTCAAAGTCTTGACCATTAGACGAAAGCAATGTCATACCTTCTGTCGATGCTATTGGGTTACGATTCACATTTGTATGTCCTTGAACTACGCCATTTACACAAAAGTACCCATCTGTGGTGGGTGAAAAAGTACCTCCTAAATGTACCCACTCTCCGTTAGGGACTAGACCAAAAGGAGCAGAAATACCGTACCCTAATACAGTGTCGGGGTCATGCTGGTATCTGAAACTAATTGAACAACCTAACGTTTCGTCAACATTATTTGAGTAGATTGAAGCAGTAAATATACCACCACATGAGAAAATTAGAGGCCTATGATATACTATACTTACACGTTTTAACCAAAAGCTAAATGCATATCCATTACTTACATCCCACACAGCATTAGTACTAACATTTGAAGCACCACCACAAACAAAGCTACCTCCACCAATAGCATCTCTATCAGTCCCGAGATTATTGCTTAGATGGTTTTCTTGATCTTCTTTAAGTCCAATTATATTACCGTCTACATCGGTTAAAACCTTATTGAGTACGGCTGAACTATCTGTTTTATTTCTCCTAGTCATATCCTAAACTATTTGTGCGGATTTCGTTTCAATATAGATTACACTACTACCGATATTTGACAATTCAATAATAGCAGTAGCACCAATAGCTAGTGAGTTTATTGGGTCACCGTCACCAAATATATAATCAACAGCTCCTGAATTATCGTTGAAAGTTATTGAACTAACTGTATTAGGGTTATCAATATTATTTAATATTACTCTTCGAGTTGTTTGTTTTGTTGCTGTGTCGATTGGTGGAGTAATTTGTATATCTATTGCTGTTTCAGTTGCAAAATTGATTTGAGTTGTCTGATTTAACTCCATATCTACAACCTCAGTAACCCCTGTTCTAGTTCGTTCAATTAATGTTGGTTTTTCTTCTCCACCACCACTAGTATCAATAGCTTTATATGTTCCATCATCTGCTAGATAGTTATTGCCACTTCCATTTGTAGCAATTACTCCAACCTTTGTCTTTTCAGCATCAGTATAAGCATTTGTATCTGCGTTATTTTCGTATGCTGTCTTTGTTTCAGGATCAGTAGGATTTACTTCTGCGGCTTCTTCAATACCTATTAACTTAGTCTGTTCTGTTGCAGTAAAGTTTTTATTAACAGTACCACTAGACATATTATCTTGATTGAAAGAATCAGATGCTTTATTTGTAGGATCGTATACAGATTGTAACATATCACCAATAGAACTAGCTTCTGTATCTACCCATGTAGCACCGTTGTAATACCATACACTGCTTGTATCATCTTGTATTACATAGTTACCATTTATAGGTGTTGGTACTGCTGAATCTCTTGCTGTTGCATCTGCAAATATACCTTTGAAATTATCTGTTAGATTACCTAGTTTTACTTTTTCAGCATCTAAAAAGGCATTAGTATCTAAATTATTCTCATATTGAGTTTTAATCTCTAAATCTGTTTGATTAACTTCAGATCCAGCTTCAATTCCTGTTAGTTTTGTGGTTGCTAAATCTAATTCATCAGCATTAGTATTAACTGTTGATTTTATCTCATTTATCTCAGTCGCATAAACTTTACCACCTGTTATTTTATTTGGGTATGTTATTTGATTTGCCATTTGTTTATTTTATTTAACTTAGTGTAAAAGGTAATGTGTAAGGGAAACCGCTTGAAGGGTTGGTGTAAGTCATCCAGTCATTTGATACCATATAATAACCATTTTTATCTACTAATAATACTCCTGTATTATCAGCTAAGGCATATTGAGGAAACATTCTACAATATCTCTGTGTTTCTTCTAAACAGTCGCCAAATGGTGCATTTTCATTTGGATCATAAGTAACGATCTTATCAACCTTAATGGTGTATTCTTCTCCGCTTGTCAGTTCATAGAAAATTCTCACTCCGACTTGACTTAGATTGATTAATTCTGTGATTGTCCACTCTCCATAATGTTCTAGTGTGTAAGTAGTCTCACACATATTATGCCCTGTTCCTGTTTCTCCAATACCAACATAAACAATCGGATCGCCCAACACGTCAAAGCCTAAATTATTCGGATCGGTGGGAACAAACTCACTATTAATACCTATATTATAACCATCTATCAAATTATTAGGCTTTGTATTTAGTGACAATATACGTGTATTTGTAAATGTTCCTTCTATAGTTGCATCTAGTCCGTTAATTTTGTCATAACAAATAAGTCCTTTATTTTCAGCAAATACATAATAAGAACCATTACTAAGTTCTAAATAATAAGATTCACCTGCTGTATAATTTATGTCATTACCATTAATTGTTGGAATAGCATCACCTAAATAACTAACTATAGTAATCCCTGTTAAATCAGCAAAACTCAAATAATTATCAGTTCCATTAAATTGAACACATGCAGACTCTAAAGGTATTGGTACAATAGGATCTGACAAGTCAGTTTGATAATATAAGCCACTATCTTCGTAAGTTTTACCGAACCATTGCGATATGTTTGTTAAACAAGGTTCTGAACTAACACCATAATAGTAAGCATATTTCCTTAGGTTTTTGAATGGGATTCCTAATCCAATTCCCAAATCCATTATCGACCTATGTATATAGTTGTTGCACCAGTATGTCCTTCTGTATCTATAGCTACTACATTATAGTTATTCCATCCACCTAAGTAGACAGGAATAGTTACCCAATTTGCTTGCGTACTTCTCAATTTTACTTTTATAGTGGCTCCTTCTGTAGCATCTACAGGTAAAGCTACTTTGAATGGTGATTCTCTTAAAGCTACTCCATTAGCCAATGTAATAAGTTCAACATATTGACTTATCTCAAAGTTAACTTCACTTCCATTTTCACCTACTATTTTTACTTTATCTTTTCCCATATCTATCGTGCGTTAGCTGCAAAATTATATTTATCTCTATAAGAATAGTCTACGAAGTTCTTATAGAAAGGATTCAATGTTTTGTTTAAATAAACCCATGATTTATATTCTCCTTTTCTTCTACCACTTCCAAATTGATGAAATTCAGCAGAAGTAGCATCATCTAACATACTATCAAGCATTAGTCCAGTAGTCTTCATTATATTCAAAGCTGCTGTAGGAGTCTCTAGAAATCTAACTGCTTCTCCGGATAAGACTGAAACAGGTGTAAAGAAGAACAATTCATTCCACATCCTTCTACTTAAATAAGCAGCAAAATATAAAGCTTCATTATCATCATCTTCATCTGCTAAGTCTGCTAATAGTTTAGCTGCAAATAAAGCTCCAAACATTATGCCTATTTCCATTATAGCTTTTCTAATATTTCCTCTCTCCGAGGTAGTTAAATTATTCCAATCCTTAGTCAATAATTCTGCGCCTAAATGTTCTTTATGTTTATATAGTTCAGACATAAATCTACCAAGAGTTACATATGTACCTTCTTTAAATGTTTTACTTGCTTCTGAATACCCTAATAGATGTGGATCAATTTCACTTTTATTTGTCCTCACTGTCTCAAACCCCTTCCATCTACTTTGAATACCTCTTTGAATAAATTTTCTAAGGAAGATACCTAATTTACCCCACCAATATCTTTGAATCATTGATTTATTCTCTTGGGAGTAGTTACCTTGTAAATCAGCTACTTTATCTTGAATAATTCTAGAAACATTTGATATTAGGTTTTCAATATTATCTGTATTACCTACATTATCAAAATAGAAACCTTTTTTATTTTCAAAGTTTCCTTTACTGTCTACAGTAAACACTTGATCTAATGTAGCTGCATCTTTTTCATCTTTGACTATATTTCCTTCTATATCTATATAGTCTCCATCCGGACCCGGTTTGTTTTTAGCTTTATAGGAATCCATAATAGCATACATTAAAGTACCTTGGATGTAATGCTCGGCCATACCATTAACCATGTGTAGATTCTTAACTTGCCCTAATCTCTTAATCTGTGAATCTTGAGTAAAGTCATTTATAAATCCATCAAATCCAACTGAGTCTCCTATGAATAATTCCATAAGAATATTAGTTTTACTAGTTGGAGCTAGTTTACCTATGTCTTGCATATTAGCTAACATCTCTGTTGGACTAGTATATTTAACTTCCCCTTTATGTAGATTTTTTAGATCATACACATCTCCTTGAACTGATCCTAAGAAGTTCATAGTCTTACCTTGTAGTATATTGGCTGCTCCAGATCCCCAGTTTAAAATCAACATCTGATTAGCTGCAAATTCCATTGTCTTATTAGCAATCTTATCTACAGATAGTCCAAACATTTCACCTCCAGGAATAGAAGATAGTCCATATAATCTATCCTCAATAACAGAAGTTAGTAATTTATAAGAATTGGATTGTTTACCTCCTTCTTTTATTTGTTGTAATATTTCAGTCTCTTCTTCATCAGATATATTGAATGTTTTCTTCATTACCTGTTTCATCTTCTTATATGTTCCAGGAGAAGTAACATCGAACTTTCTAGATCCTACTAGTTCTTTAGTAAGTTCTAATGTATCTTTCAATTCATGTTTATGTTTAAAGTTTAATGATACATACCTATTAGTCACAGCCATTCCTGACAAATCAAATGATTGATCTTCTATAGGAACATCAGCTCTAAAGGGAACACTTACACTTTTGAATTGTTGTCCAGATTGAGTACCTATTACTTTTACAATACCATCTTCCGTTATAGTATCTAAATTTCCATAAGCATAATCATCTGCTTCTCTTTTAAGGCTATCTGTTTTACGTTTATAATATGATTTACCTGCTTCTTTTAAACTATCAGCTCTATTTATTAGTTCATTAGTTTTAGTCTTCATACCAGGAAGTTTCATTCCTAATTGTTTCCCACTCCCTTTAACCATCTTATCAGATGATTTATTGAAGTCTACTAATTTATTATAATAGTCGAATCTAGTAGTATCTTTTTCTAAATCTTTATATTGGCCACTTTCAGCATCTTTTCTAATATATCTATTAGGTCTTTCTTCTTTCTTAACCTTATCATAGTACATTTCATAAGTACTTTCCCATTCAGCTATATCTGTAGGATCTGTAGGTTTTGTGGTCTTAAATTTACTAAACCATTTATTCTCTACTTCAGTTCTCTTAGCAAATAGTTCATTACCTTGTTTAGTTAATTCATCCAGTCTTTCTTTATTCTTTTCAGGATCTTGTTTTAGTTCTCTAATTTCAGCTACTATAATGTCAGTCTGATAATCTATTTCAGCTAATGCTGCTTTCATTTCAGATAATTCATTATAGTATTCAAACTTTAGTTTTCTAGTATAGAACCCTGTGTATTTACCTTCAGCATTCTTTTCTAGCATGTTCTTATAAAGCTCACGTTGATCTGTAATCTTTACTCCTTCAGTTCCTACTTTCTTACTAAATTCTTCAAAAGCATTAGATAATACAGCTCTATCTTTAATAAAATCTGTCCTAATCTTAGATGAAGCTCTGTCTAATAAACCTACTGCTGTTTGTATGATACTATCTTGCGTTACATTTCTAGGATCAACAATCCATGCAGAAATAGCAGATATATCTCCAGGAGATTCAGATAGTAAATTATAGATATAATCTCTTTCTTTAACTACTAATTGAGGTCTTTCAGCTATAAGTTGCTTCTCTACAGACGCATTCATTAATTTATCATAAGCTTTCCACTTTAAAGTAGATTTCTTTTTGTCATTGTCAGCTTTATATATTAGTTCTAAAGCTCTTCTTCTCATTCCAGTTTGTATTGTAGACTCTTGACCTAATACATCTGCTAGTTGACTTTTAGCTGCTGACTTATATGTGGAATTTAAACCATTAGATCTACTTTGAAGACTAGCTATTTGTCTAGAAACACTATTAGCTAGTTTCTTAGGTATATCATCTGTAGTATCTACATATTCTTTAATGGAATCTAATATATCAAAACCTTCTAATATTTCTAAACCTTGATTCAATTGAGTTAATGTAAATCCAGGAATATCTGTACCTAATTGCTTCTTAGATTCTTCTCTTTCTTTATTGATAGAATCTCTTTTCCTTTCTAAAGAAGATAGAATACCATTAGTATTATTTAAGAATATAGCTAAAGACTCAGATACATCAGCATTCTCAAAGTTCCTAATAGTAGTTTTTAAATCTGTAAGAATCTTCTTTAGTTCAGTAGTCTGTTTACCGGCTTTCTTCTTATTGTATATATTTAAAGTAGTATTCAAAGATAATTGGACTGACTTTCTCAAGTCAACCAATCTCTTAACACTTTGAGTAACTTCAGCAGTAATTGGGCTTTCAACCAATTCCATTCTTAAAGTTTCTATTTGATCCAAGGAAGGAATCTCCTCTTTATTTAATATAAAGAGTTTGATTGCTTCTGGTTCTCCTACTTCTTTCTCTAATTCTTTCCACTCTTTCGAGTTAGTATTTGGACATGAAATCATTAACAGTGTGTATTAAGTATATGTTCTAACCAAGTCTTTCCAACTTGTTCATTTAAGTAAGTGGTTACATCTTCTAAAAGAATTTCTTTAGTATCAAAAGAACCAACTACCTCAGCAGGTAAGCCTATCTCTATTTCCTTACCGTTTACTTTCTTAACATACGCTTTCAAACCTCCATTTGTTGTCTTACTGAAACCAAATTCTGCATCTATACCTTCATAAGAGAATGTATTACCTCCATCATAGATAGATTTAAAAGAATCATTAGGTGTAAATTTAACTCCTTGGGTTGGAATAGTCTCTACTATGTCTAAAGATGTAGGCGGTACATAAGCATCAGCTTCTTGTACTTTATCATTTACTACCTTACCTCCTTTATTTACAATAGAGTTAGGAGAATATCTATAGTTATATTCTACCATATTATTTCCTTTTTCACTATAACCTAATATTGGAATACGTTCATAAATAATACCAAATCCTTTACCATGCTTTTCAGAAGTATCTACTCCTTTAAATTGATATAAATAAGGAGTAACAACAGTACTATTTTCATTTTCTCTAACTTTAGCTGAGATGAATTGTACATATTGAGCATCCTTTCCTTCTACAGAGTTAGCTTTATAATTAGTAGGAATATCCTTTTCCATAATTATTCTTTCTAGATTCTGTCCAGGCTTACTTATTAATTTGTTCTTAACCTTACTAGATAAACTCTTAACTATCTTTCTCTCTAAAGGATTATGTTGAGCTAACTGCTTCATGAACTTATTATCTGGGCCAACTGATTCTTTCAATGATCCTATAGTTTCATTATAAGTATTTGTGAAATCAGTCTGTTCATTCTTATCAAACCAAGACATAGGAATCAATTCAAAGAATGATGTTCTACTCTTCTTAAATCCTGAACTAAAGAATGAATAAGTAACTAAGTCAGTAGCTAATTCTTTTAAATCCGAATCATCTGCTTCTAATGCATGTAACCAAGCTCTAGTTAATAAATCATTAGCATCTACATCTGCTATTTTAGATGCATCAATCTTAATGAAGTTCATACCTTTACTCCTATCGAATGTGGTATATAAATCTTGTATGAATACATTATCTGTATATTTCTTCTTAGCCTCTTTCAATCTAGTAGGTAACTTCTCAAATAGATCCTTTCTCTTTGTATCAGAGATTTGAAATAAAGGAGTAGCTGAAGATATGTATCTATAATAGTCATTAGCTACTTTCTGATTAATATCATCATTTACAAGATAATTAGGATCTTCACCAACTGATTGATAAACTCCTCTAAGAACTTCTCTGAAACCTTCAGTTTTATAAAGCATTTTATCTCCATAAATGGCATTAGATAAATGTAATGTATTCTTTGTATAGGCTCCTGAACTAGTATTAGCAAATAATTTATCTAAGTTTTCAACATTACCTTCATCTACTAATTTTCTATGTAATTCTTCAACACCTAATTGTTCTATAAATGAACCATAAGCACCGTTAGTATCAGCTTTAGTTACCTTCATTGTATTAGATAATACTTTAGCTCCTTCCCTAGCACGTAGAAAGAAATTCAATATAGATAATTGTTCTGTATAGAAGTCATAGTCTCTAGGTCTAGTTAAAGCATTATCTAATTTAACCATAGATAACTCATTAATTCCTACAGTATTATTAGCTGTTAAAGACATTGTATTCTTTAACTCACCTTCACTTGGATTAGGATCATTTAACATTTGTTGAGTCATAAACTCAATAGTATCAGTAATAGCTGTATTAGTAGTATTCTTCTCTTTAACATCTACAGTCTCTAATCCTATACTTAATACTGACCTCTTCTTAAACTCTGATTTAGTTAATTTACTTTGACTCAAGTTATGATTTTGCACTAACCTTTTTATAATAGGTTGGGACATTATACTATTAACTTGCTTATATGATACTCCAGCTCTTAATAAATAAGCTACTGTATTAGCAGTATAAGCATTATTATTAATCATAGCAATGTAAGGATCTTTAGCATTATCCACATAAGCATTTAGATATGCTGATAGAACTTGATTAATCTTCTGTGTTCCATCTAAAGTATAGATTTGAGATAGATCTGTAACTGCTCCTAATCCTAAATCCTGTCTTACACCTAATTTAGATTGTTGACCATATACATGATGTACTAAGTGATTAGACATTTGACCTGTACCAGTTTTACCTGCTGCATTCTGTCTTTTAACTTTAAACTGATGCATTGGATCATAGAACTCAGCATCAGAAGTCTTTCTTAATTCAGAAGTAGCCTTCTTAACTTGTTCTTCATAAGGTAAATTCAAGAACTCTTTATGTTGTTCAGGTTTACCTTTCATAGTTGCTATATAAGAAGTAACATAAGCATCTTCTTTTAAATAGTCAGCATCTAAAGATGATACAGCTTCACTATGAGTAGCATCTGAAGTCATGATAGAATTATATAATTCTAGTAGTCTATTTTGAACTGCTTCTTTACTATTTTGTTCATAGATTGTTTGTTTAGAATAAGTGTCAAGACTATCAACTTCGCCTGAGGCAATTACTTCTTTCTTCTTCTCTTCGAATATTGTAGACCATTTAAGTTTTGAAGTTCTAATCTCAATTATATCATTTAGTACTCTTTGGTATCTCTCATCCTCCGTAACATCCTTATTCATCTCAGTAAGATCGTTCAAGATTTTTATATTCTCTTGTACTATCTTCCAATCTTCTACATGATCCTCTTTAAGCATAGCATCTAATTCTTTACCATATTTTTTAGATGTATATTTATTAACATATTTATTATATCTTTTTTGTGTGCCTTTTTCAGAAGTATCATTATCAAATTGAGTCATCTCAACCTTACCTGTTTTCTTATTATATTTAAGATTAGGCATCATCACAAACATCTTATCAACATCAAAATCGGAACCAGTCTTAGCTGGTACTTCTGTATAAGTCATAATCATATCACCATAAGATTTAGGTAATACTCCTACTATTTCTAATGAATCAATAGATGAGAAACCTTGATTGGGAATACGATAACCAATTAATCCTTCTAAGTTCTCTTTACCTATAACTTCTAATAGTTCTCTACCAGACATATTCTCATGTCCTGGAATACTCTTTAATATATTATGTGGTAAGAATACTTGTCCAGGAAGTGTAGCACTTTCATCTCCATCTTTCCCATTCCACCTTGGTCCTTTTAATTCAGGATCATTACTAAAGTATTTAATACCATTTGGATCATTTAGATTCATTAAGTCAGTATCATCTAACTTTAATATCTTATTTAGATCATCCCTCTCTTGTTGTAATTTATCTATCTTCCCCTGTACCTTTTCAATCCTATCTGTATTGTCTACTTTACCTTTAGATGTAAACTCTTTAAATCCTTGTATATCTTTTTTAGATCCTAACACATGTACTTGATCTGGGCTTTTTACAGCTATAAGTCCGGGACCGTCAAAGTATTCAATATGTTCTTTAAATGTATCTTTTACTAAATTACCTTTTGCTGAAGCAGCTTTCCAAAAACTATCCTTCCCATCTTTTATAGGTTTTCCTGCTAACGCATTTTCTCTTTTTGTTTCTGGAACAAAATCTTTTACATTTAATATTGCAGAAATTACTTCCTCCCCGTAATCTAACGCACCTCCGGCGACAGCTTCAGGACTAGTAGTAAAAAATAAACCTTCAGCAATACCCCCTTCAACCTCTTCTTCTATCCATTTATTTTTATTTTCAAGATTGTCACTAAAACCAGAAGACATTATCTGATCTATATTCTCTTTAGTAGTCCCATGATAAACAATTTCTTGATGTTTACTCTCAGGAAATACAGTCTCTATGTATTTAGAATACTCCTCTTCACTCCCTATCTCTGCTAATTCAGGATTTTCTTTGAATACAGTCTGTACATCTTCTTTAACTTCAACTGTTTCTTCTTGTTTAATCTCAGCCTCTTCAAATACTTTAGTACCTTTTACTCTTTTTATCTCAGCTAACATATTATCACTAAATCCTATATTAGTAGGAATAAGTCTACTTCCAAAAGCATTAGCTAGTTCATTTAGAGATTTCTTATTAGCATTTTTATCTGTATTATAAGGAACTATAAATCTCTTAGAAGGATTTTCTCTAGCAACATTATATAATTTTTCTATATTACTTCCTAGTTCTATATAATCTAAAGGTTGTCCAGGCTTTTCTACAGTTACTAACCCATATCCAGTACCCTTGTTACCTTCCATTAGACCAGTCTTCCCTGCTATTGCAAAGTCACCTACTTTATTTGCTTTAGTGTCCGCCGGTAAGTTTATATCTTTCCAATTTTTATAGTGTCTTGTATCATTTGTATAAGCTAATCCTGCTGTACCATACCCGTGAAAACCTCCTTTATTAGCACCAAAGACCATTACATCATTCTCATCAAACATTTCTTGAGATACATTTCCTGTAAAAGCAGGTTCAAGATTTGAATATTCTTGTTTAACTCCTTCTTGTTTAGTTGGTGTTTCCTGTGGTTTAGATAAGACTTTTTCAATAATTATATCTTTTAATCTATCCTCAATTTGTTTTACTCTATCCTCTTGTTTTTTTCTAACATTTATAATTTCATTGAATTTTTTATTTATTTCTGGCATTTTTGCAGCAGGGTGATCTTCTAAATAAGTATCTTTAAAATCCCAGATATTAAAAGGAGGACTATAATCAGGCATATCGTATAGTTTCTTCTTCTCCTCTTCATATATTTCATATTTATCTTTAACACCTTCAACTATACTTGTTGTATTTTCTTTGCCAATTATATCATTAAGTTCTAATGAGAAACCTGGTTTTTGTTTCCAAATGTCCAACTTCTTTTTTAATGATGGTAGGTCTTGTTTAATTGGTGTTTCTTGTACTTCTTTTATAGGTTTAGTTCCCTCTATTATATTAAAGTTTTTAGTAGGATTTGTATTTTTACTACTTACAATTAATGTATTATTTTTAGCTCTTGTAATAGCTGTATACATTGATTGCGACTTCTGTTTATTACTAATAGGACCTACAGACATTATATCATCCTCCATAACAGCAACAGTGTTATAGGTAGAGCCTTGTGACTTATGAGAAGTAATAGCATACGCATAGTCTAAGTTGGCAAACATATTTTTAACTCTCCAAGCTTCTTCAAAGAGTTCACCTTTGTTTCGTCTATTGGGTTCCACTCTTGCCTTATTAAACAATGAAGATACTAAAGCACCATGTTTAGCTTTAGATTTCGAATCTAACATTTCTACTCTTATAGGAGGGTTATCTGCTTCAGGACTTTCTACATAAAAAACAAACCCAGAAAAAGATTTATCTTGTACAGTAAATGTTGATTCTTCTACCTCTGAAGGTACTTGTATCTCATCTGAGTTATTAAATTCCTCATAAGAATCAGAAAACATAAGTAATTCTCCTGGTTCTACTTCCTTTCCTCCTTTGAAGAGTTTAGAATGCATGTATTTATTTATGTCTTTTCTTGTTACATTCTTATATGCTACTATTTTAGCTCTATTAGGTTCATAATTTTTTATAGCTAAAGCAAATTCACTTTCTAGTTTTTTAGCCATTGTTGTCGAATCTGTAAATACTAAATTACCTTCTTCATTTAATATTGATTCTCGGTTAGTACTATTTGGATCCAGTTCGGGATTAGTAGATTGTGTATTATCCCAATATAAGTCAGCAAAAGGTAATATAGGACTTGCTTCTCCTTGTCTAATTCTAGTTAATAATTTGGTATTGTCTTTTGTATCAAATACTTTAGAATCCTTATTAGCCTCGTCACTATCCAGTTTTCTTATAGGAGGTAATTGTCCTATATCTCCTAAGAATATTAAAGGTGTTCCTGACTGTTTTAACTGTTGAATGTTTTCTAAAGCTTCTTCATTAATCATTGACGCTTCGTCAATGATAATAATATCAGCATCTGATACAGGAGGAGGAAGTTGAGAAGAACCTGCAATAAACTCACCAGTTTCAAGATTCATCTTCATACCGAGAAGAGAAGCAAGAGTGTTGAAATTCACATTATTAGGAACAGCATCTTCTTCTTTTATAGAAGTTTCAATAACTCCTTTAGCTTTATGTGAAAGAGCTGCAATATTTATTTGCTTACCTGGAAACTGTTCGATAATCTTTTTAACAATACTAGTCTTACCTGTACCTGCTTTTCCTTCTAATGTAAACCATCCTTTTCCATCATTCTTCTCGATAAAGTCTGTAACTTTATCTACAGCTATTTGTTGTTCAGCAGTGGGTTTGAATGATGTCACTTTATAGTTCGAGGAGTCAGTAAGTTTTTTACGTTCCTCCTGTGTCTCAACTTCTTCTTTAAGTATCCCACTTTCAGGTTTTAAATTTTCTGTTCCCGATAAACCCTTTATTTCATAATAAGGATTTGCTGTAATCAACTTGCCTGTATTAGTTCTTAATTCAATATCTACATATCTGTAAAGAATCCCCCTCTCTTCAGAGGTCATAACGGTTTCTAGATTACCAGTAACAACAGCTTTAAAAGATTCTTTATATTTATCATATTTTACTGTTACAGTCTTACCTTTATTTTCTTTGGCTAAATCTTCAAAAGTAAACTCTTTTGTTTCTTCTTTAGTATCTTCAGCAACTTCTTCAGGTACACTTTCTAACTCATTTAACTCTTCTTGTAATTTACTTATCTTCTCATCTATAGCTTCTATTTTAGAATTTCCTGTATTTAGATCATCTAATATAGCTTCTTTTAATTTAGGATCATCAATATTTTCATATCTTACTCCTTTATATACTGGATTACATTTTGCCATTTTACATATTTAAAATTAGTACTAGCACTCTATGAATGCTAGTACGTGATTATTATTTACAAGGTTTATTCTCCACACTTATTATTATCTTCATCTAACATTTGTATAAGTCCTGATGATAATGCTTTTGAAATATCTATATCTTCTTTAGACAATTGTTTCAGAGATTTCATACCAGCATTAGACATTTGAATGAATGCTCCGCCAGGCATCTTAAACTTAACAGTTGATTTAGTAATAGCTGCTAATAGTTTAGATTCTATTTTATCTCTAATTTGGAATATAGCATCTAATGGAATATTATTCTCTAGAGCATAAATAGTATTTATAGATTCACTATCAGCAATTGCTTCTTCTAATAAACTATCATAGATTGGTTGAAGACTCTCTGGTACATTTAATCTTCCATCTACATCTTGAGTTATTCCATATTGTTTAAGTAGTTTATTTCTTCCTATATCTGATAAAGCAGATTCAGTTTCTAATACTTGTCTTTGTATTTCTCTACCATCAACCATCTTACCATCTAAAGAATAAACATCTTCATCTAAAGCAATGTTAGCTAATATATTCTTCTTAACCTGTGAACCTGCTAATGATTCTCCTTTCTTATCATATTTAGATGGATTATCTACTTGTAGTTTCCAATTGAAGTTACTAAGAGTAATTGGTTTAAGATGTCCTTTAACAGTTTCTCCACTTGCTATAGATTCAAAAGAGGACTTCTCAGTAGCTCCTAACTTCATTGCAGATTCAAATAGTAATTCATCTACATTATCTACTTCCATTTGTTTAAGAACATTCTCTAATTGAGTATCCTTAACTAATCTAGGATGTAATACTGCTTGAGAATACTTTAGGAATGATGGAATACCTCTACCATTCTCATCCTGTCTTACTTCAAAATGTGTTCCTTTCAATGCTTGAAGTTTAAGTATATTACTATAATCAACTTCTACATTAGGATCTAACATCTTTTGATAAGTAGCTTCATGTTCTGGAGTCCAGTTTCCTAATCCATTTTGTATCTCTCTAAATCTAGCTAAAGTAATATAACATTGAGCATCTCCTTGATTGATTTCTTCATAAGGTTTCAATTGTTCTTTAGCTTCTTTCTTAGCTTGTTTATCACTTAATTTAGGATTAGCTGCTTTCTTATCTTTAATAAGTTTAGCTAAGTTTCTATCATAGAACTCTTTAGCTGCTCCTGTCTTCAAATCATTTAGAACTGCAACATTATATGTACGTTTTACTCTCTCGCCATCAACTCTTAATTGTTGACCATCTGAACCTAAAGCTTGAATACGTTTAGAAACATCTGAATAGAATGCTGGATCACCTCCAAAGATAAACATAGTTTCTACATTAGCAGTCCAACCCATGAACCAATAGTCAGCTAATAATTCATTCATGTTATTATGAATAGCAGCTTGAGATGTAAAGTTAGTCAATTCTTTATCTAATCCTTGTATTTTTCTACCTCTATCTATAAGAATACCTTCACCAGCTAAGAATGTTTTCTGTTCTTTTAATCTCTTTTCAACTAGTTCTTTCATGTAATTAACTAGTACTTCATTCTCTTGTAAGTCTTTAAGGTCAAGTAAATGAACCTTACCTTTCCCCATGTCACCATACAAGTCTAATTCATTAGCTAAATCAGTTCCATAAGATAAAGAACCAAAGAATGCTGATTTTAAATCACCTCCATTTATCTCATCTTTAAATTTAGTAACATCTTTGCCATCCCTGTCTTTAACAACTTTAGTTCCAGAAGAAGCTACTGATACAATCCTTTCATATTCTCCATAGAAGTATTGAATCATCTGATCTGTTACAGTCTTTGTTATTTGATAACCTGTACCATCAAACTTAATACCTGATCTAAACTTAGCTGCTGGATCTTTTGATTGATCATTATATGTCAAATATCTAACTGTAGGTTTATCACCAAATGTTAGTATAGGAAAGTTAGCTGATAATGTAGCACCTATTCTTTCAACAACATCATCTTGTGATACTAAGTTAGCAGATTTAGATCCACTGTCAGGTAGATTACCTCCTTCAACTTTATTTGTACTATGTGTAGTAATACTATAGTTCTCAATACCACGTCCTTTATTCTTACCCATGTCTTGTAACATGAAAGAATGTCTATGGAACATTTGGTTAACATGTTTTGTAAAAGCAGAATCACTTCTTTTCCACAATGCAAGTGTTTTATCCATTTGTGTATATTGACCTAAAGTAGAATACTTATTACCTTCTGGTCCTAATATCATACTATCACCTTGTACGTTAGAACTATAACTAGCTATTCTAGATAAGGCTTGTATTAAATAACTTCCACCATTAACATCTCCTAAAGGATTCTTTCCATTATAATTCCAAGTAAATCCCTCTTCTAACATAGAAGATATAGAAATAGGTGTGTTCTTATTACCTAAGAATAGCTTACTCATTTCATACATTCCAGTTTTAATAGTTTTCTTCTTAGCTGTAAGCTCTAAGAAGTAATTCTCTATTTGTGGAATAGTTAAAGGAATACCTAAATCAGTAAATGCTTTAGATAGTACTTCAGAATCTTCTCTTCTAACTCTCTTTTCTTCACGCTTTACTGCTGCTTGTAATATAGGAGTTACTTCTTCTATAACTCTAGAGATTGTATTTAGTTTACTTGGTTTTGTATAAGCATCTTCTTCAGTTAGGAAACTCTCAGTAAAGTTAGTTGTCCATTCCTTTTCTATTATCTTTTCGGAACCTTGAGAAGAAGCATTTACAACCTTCAAATCTACATCACCATTCTCACTCATATAGCTAATGAAAGCACGATAGTCTACATTAGTTACACTAAAAGCATTTACAAACTGAGTTCTTTGGAATTCTTCAGCTCCTTTTAATCTTTTAAGTACTTCTGTTAAATAACTGTATTCGTCTATAGTAGCTTTTTCTTCTATAGCTTTATACATCTCAAGATATACATCTCCTTCGCTTACAATTCCTGCTGTAGCTCGAGCAACATCTATCCATGTTTTACCTGCTGGGTAGAATGATCGCCCACCTATAGAGTTATTCTCTGCATTTTTATCAGGAATAAATCCTAACATCAATTTAACATTACCTGTAGCATTGTCTTTAGCAGCATATTCTAATGAACTCTTAGAATATATCTGTTCTCCAGTTACATCATAGTCTTCGTAGTTCCTTCTTCTAGCATCCTCTTCAGTATAATCTTTCTTCTTAGATTCTACAATGTCTAAAGATATAAGATTATTCTTAGCCATAGCTGCATAAGTATCGAAGTCTTTGATAAGTTGATAATAGATTGTAGCTAGATCTTTATTTTTGTTGACTTGTTCTTTATATTGTTTAACAATTTGTAATTTAGCATATTTAAGTCCTATGTTAAAAGATGAATTCTTCAGTCGTCCCCTATCAAAATCTACAGCTCCCATTTTATTAGCAGCATGATAAGTAATAGTATTAACAGCATCTCTAACATTCATTGTACTTAGCGTAGTCTCTGAGAATAACTCTACATCACTCATGTTTGTAGGTTTATAATCAAATTGACCTCTTCTAAGTCTAGAGAATGTTTGATGTTTAGAGTTTCTAAATAGATCAATGAAGTCCATAATAGCATCATATAACCATTTCATCCATCCAGTTACTTTGACTTCTCTATTAGAGAACATGTACTGTCTTAATTCTTCTGCTATCTTCTCCTCTACTTTCTTATTATCTAAAGTACTGTTGTTATCCTTTCTCCACCTGTCATATATCTTAATTCTTTGTGCTTCAGTAAGATACATTTGACTAACAGCATGCCAAGCTTCGTGATATTGAGTACCTTTAGAAGCATTGCTAGATAAAGTAATCAATCCATTTCTAAAACTACCTTCTGCAAACCCTCCTCCAGGAACATTTAGTAACCCATTTACTACAGTTAAATTGGTATAAGGTAGACTTTTTTTTAACCAACTTTCAGCAGCAGGTATATTAATAGAATCTAAATCAGTTTGCCCATTTACAGTTGAAAAACTAACATCTTCGTCATCACCTACTTCGTCTTCTAGTTCTTTTAATAAGTCATCAAACTCATTTTCATCTAATTCTGGTACTTCTTTAACAGGTGGCTCTAAAGTGGCTAGTTCCTTCTCGGCTTTTGTTAAATCTTTTATACCTTGTGTTCTAGCAGAAGTACTTTCTGTAGTTTCTAAAAAGCTGTTTAATGAGCTTATTTTACTTTTTAATTCTTGTTTTCTGTCTATAGCTTTTTCTTTTACTATAGGTTTAGGGGTTTTTAACTCTAATAATTTAGCCTCATACTTAGCATTTATTTTAGCTATACCTTTGTCAACTGATAAATCATTGTATTCCTTAGAAGCTAGTACCTGTTCTACAGCAGCATCATACTCATCTCCATCATCGAAGAAATCTGGATCGGGCATCATACGGTCTTGAGCGAAATCTAGATCCGCCATATCAGCTTCACTATCCCCACTTTCTTGTTTACCTATTTGGTATTCAGCTAATTCCTCTTTCCACTCTTCTCTAAGTTTAACCTCTTCCTTAGTTACTTTCTTCTTTTCTCCATATTTATTGGCAATCTCAATGGCTTCTTTAAGAGTTCTATATTCGCCAATAACACCTTCATCCTGATGTCTTATATCATAAGTACCATCTTCTCCTTTTATAATACTTGTATTGTCAGGAATATCATATACTTCCTCTTCCTTAGTCTCTACAACCTCCTTGACAAATTCTTTCTCTTTCTCAGTAATTACTTGATTTAATTCTGAAGTATTTACTTGTGACATTGCCGAGAACATAGCCGCAGGATCAAATGCTCCAGTCTCGTCAACTACTTTCTTAGCTACCTTTTCTTCTTCTGGTTTCTTTAATTCCTCACTTGCCTCTGTATTATTATCAACAACAGGGGTAGCATCTTCCATTCTAATCTCAGAATATGTAGCTAAAGGGTTAACATATAATACATTACCTCTATATACTTCAGCATTTGTATATACAAAGTTCTGATCGAATATGAATTTATTATATTCATCATTTGGTGAATAGTCTGTACCAAAGAATGAGAATGTATCTTTAATATTCTTATCTCTAAAGTTTTGATTGATAGAATATAATTGAGCAGTAGTAGGGAGATTCTGTAATAGTTCTATAATCTCTGCTTTGTTCTTACTAATATCTCCTTCAAATGTAGGAGTAGTAGATCCTTCAAAATATACACCTTTAGGTAAATCTACACCATCAATTGTTTTATCTACTGTATTTACCCAGAATGGTGTTTTAGATTTATAAGTTGAACTAGAACCTTCAAATGCTACTAGATTAATTAACTGTAGATTAGTTAAACCTTCTACTTGCCCAGAGGGACTCTTAAAGGCTGTATTAGGCTTCTCATTCTTATCATTAGACATAATTGCCCTAGCTGCTTCATATACTTCATTAGCGATCTCCTTAGAGACTTTATTAGGGTTTAATCTAATTAATCCTTTCTTCTTCTTACCATCTTGTTCTTCTGCTGAATCTAATGAAGCATAAGCAAATCCTGGAGTATTAACTCCCTGTCCTTCATGATCTGGATCAGTTACCCCTGGAGCAAGATTTAAGTTATGTTGTAAATCAGCAATTAAAACAGTTAAACCGTTCTCAGTGTCTTTGAAAGCTTCATATAAATTTACATTTGTACCTTTCTTAATTCTTTTTAAATTCTCTTCTACACTAATTGTAGATAGTTTACCATTAACTACGCCATCTATTGTTGTCTCTGCTGTACCTCCTTGAGCTAAAGTTCTAATCATATTTATACGCTCAGTAACATACTGTTTAGCTGTACCTTTTTTTGAAGTTTTATGATAAGATTCTAGAGATTTACCATTATAAAGTTCTTTAGTTCCATCTTTTTTATATGCGACCATCTTAATAGGAATACTACTAAAGTCTTCTATCTTTAAAGATGTTAATGCTACATCTCCTTCTCTAATAGCTTTATCATATGCAAACTGTACTCTAGTATCCCAGAACTTATCTGATTTATCTATTTCAAATTTAAAGATTGTTCCAGATTTAATCTGAGTAGGATCTTCCATCCAATTTGTAAAGTGGATATTCTCATTATTCATATCCTCTTCAGCTATGAATCTTTTGTCTCCTTCTTTAACTCTACCAGCTTTAGTTAATGTATATGACTTATAAGCAGGAGTATTCAACATTGAACTATACTTATCTTCTGCAATATCTATAGCTTCTTCATTGACCCCTGTTCCTTCATTAACTTTCCCAGACATTGGAACACTGTTAGGATCTTCTATAGTAGCTTTAGGACTTGTTGATAATTGTTTATCGTAATAAGCATTAACATTATCTATTAACTCTTGTTCTGTAGCAGTATCTTTAAACATTTCTCCACTAAGAGATCCGGCTAGTTGCCAAGTATTTTTAGGTTCTCTGCCTCTACGTGCTATAGTCAACCCTTTTATTTTTTTCAAATCCGCAACTCTATTTTCTTCCAAAACCGAATCAGGGGTCTTTACACTATCCTTAGATGTTTCACTTTCACCTTCTACTTTATCTTTTTTAGTAGCTTGAGCTTCTTCTTTCTTTATAGCTTCTAATTTCTCTGTATACTTATCCTGTATTCTTTGTACAGCTATATCATTTTGTTTTTTAACTTCCTGTCTCTCTGCTTCTACTTTTTTAGTAGCTTTGTCAGTATTAACCGCCTCTCCTTTTATATTAAATGTATTTGTATTACTTACATTGTCAGATGTATATTCTATTAAAGGTTGCTTAGTTACTACATATATATCATCTCTAAGTTCTACAATACCAGGTTCTAATGTTCTTATACTTATATGCTCGGGCAATTTAGCATTGGTTGCTACAGCAGCCTGGTTTACATATATATCAGGAGAATTTAAAGCTAATTCTGTCATTTCAGCATTCTCACTATTATATGTTAAATATAATGTACCATCTGAGGATTCTATAACTCTATATGTACTGTACTCACCACTAGTGTTTGATTGCTCTTCAGCATTAAATTTATTATCTAAATAAGGAGCAGATAAAAAAGATTCTTTCCCAGAAATAGTAATCTGTTTAGAACCATCCTTCTGTTTTGCATTTTTAATAGCAGTTTCTGTTGCTTTATCAAGTGCAGCTAACTCGGCTTTTTTACTTTGCTCAAGTTTTTTAATCTTCTCCTTCTTCTCCTTCTCTATAATAGCTTTCTTATCTTTAACACTCTCAGGTTTAACTTCCTCTTCTATATCTTCTTTCGTAGCTGTTACAGCTACTCTACCACCAAAAGGATCTGCTACTGGTTCAGGTGTAGTCTCAGGTTGTGAATCTTTTCTTTCTTTATTTTCATAAGCTTGTTTTGTAGACTCTGTTGTATTAGTAGGAGTAGCATGTTCTGTAGTTGTACTCTTTGCTGTAGATTTCTCTGGTCTAGTGTTAACAAAAGATTCTATTTCTAATTCAGCCATAAGATCCTCAAATTCAGCTAAAGGATTATAGTTAAAATCTTCTCCATAGTTTCTTTCAACAGTAGCAAAAGTTTTAGTTAAATCTATTAACCTTTCAATTTGCTCTTCTATAGCTGTATTATCTGTTTCATATTTCTCAGCTAATTTCTCTGCTTGATCCAAAACTTCTTTAGATAGGTTTGGATTTTCTAATTGTTCTCTTAGTTTATTACGTCTACCTTCTAAATATCTAATTTCATTTGTGTATTCTTGTATTTTATCTCTATTAACTGTAGAACGTTTTTCTTTTATCTCTTCTTCTTTTACTTTAAACTCTTTGTCTCTAACAGTAGTAACAGCTAATTCTTCTAAAGCTTTAAACTGTTTATCATTAACTTTAGATTTAGCTTTGTCTAAAAGTAAAGCCATAGAATCAGCATTAGTTGATTCACTAATTCTTTGTTTAAAATCTTCAGTAAGAGCTTTTTGTCTCTTCTCTGTAAATTTAGGATCAGTTAAAATATTATAATGTTCAGTATAAACTTGTGAAGCTACTAAAGCATCTGCTTTACTTTTATATAAATTATTTAATTCCTCATACTCATCAAAAGCTTTAACTTCTTTAGGTAATCCTTTAGTTTGTTCTAAGTCATTAAGTTGTTCTTGTACTTCATTTAATTTAACTTCTAACTTCTCTCTAGAATCCCTTAGTAATTCTGAGGGTTTACCTGTCTCCTCTTCAAACTTAACAGAGTGTTTCTCAATAGCATTAAGTTGCTTTTTTAAAGCTTCATATTGAAACTGTACTGGATTTATATCTTCATCTGATACACTTTTAAAGTTAGCAACTAACTTCCCAGTTAAAGAAGCTATATCATTATTCTTTTGAGCTACTACTTCTTGAGTAGAATTCTTTCTAGAATTTGCTTTATAAATAGCATTTACTACACCTAATCCTTCATTACCATATTTATGTCGTATTTTATTATAAGACTCATCTAAAGCAGGAAGTTTGGTCATATACTCAGAAGCAATCTTTCTATCTTCTTCTGGTAAGTTTTCATCATCTATTATTTGTTGAATAGATTCTCTCAACCCATCTACTTTATCAGCATTAAAATGATCTAAAGCTAATTCTTCAAATTGTTTACTTGTAATATCTTCAAATGTATTACTATCCCCTTGCTCAATAGCTTGGGCTTTTTTAACAAGATCTTCAGTACTACTTTTAATAGTTTTTCTTAGTTTCTCACTAACCTTATTTACATCACTAAGTTCTTCAAAATCATCTATAGCTCTCCCTGTTACTTTCTCTTGTAATTTAGCAGCACCTTTCATCATACCACTTTGAACTGGGCCTCCGACAACTCCCATTATACCGGTATAAAGTCCATCGGGAGAAGTAATATAGTCAAAAGCTCTTCCTACATATGTAGAATTGTTTTCAGCTTTAATATCTAAATCTATTAAAGCATTTCTTTCAACTTCTTTTTGAATAAGTCCAGTAGATACTTCTTCTAAGTACTCTGTACTTGAACTCATTAGTCCATCTTTTAGAAGGTTTTTCTTAGCTTTATCTTTTAATCCTTGAGTGAAGTAATTTGATTTGAATATAGATCCAACTTGTGCTGCGTCTGTAAGTATTAAAGCTTTACTTTGCCAAATTACATTATGCATTGCTTCATTACCTTTAGCTTCTGCTGTCTTATAGTCTATACCTGACATTAATGCTTTGTCCATTACAGATTTTCTAGTCTCAGCAGCATTAATTCTAGCTTCTGCATAGTTTAAAGCAGTAGCAGTACCAAGTTGTGTAATTAAAGCTGCACCTTTAGCTGTACCTTTCATTACTTTTAATAAAGCAGCCGCACCAGCTCCAATAGCAGAACCTGTTAAGGCTCCTGTAATACCAAAACCAACAGCAGATTCTAGTGTTGATGATAATGCTTCAGCATAAGAAGCAGGATCACTAAAATCAAATGTAGCACTTGGATCTTCTTTATAAATAGCAAATTCGTCTCTAAGACTTTCTTTAGCTTCTCTAGCTGATTCAGATAACCAGTTATCCATATTATCAGAAGTCTCAGCCCAATCAGCTATATCTAATAAATAACCGGCATTCTCTCCAACAGACAATAGTCCACCAACTAATCCTGTACCAATAGCCCGTCTAAACTGTTCCCCTGCTGTTTGCCTTTCTGCCCTAGAAGCATCTAATCCTGCTTGTGAAGTTATGCCTTCTGGGAAATAGTCTTCATACTCACTAATATCAAAATTAGTAAGCTCTCCCTCTAAGAGGGATTTTCTTACAGAAGGCTCTTCTATATAATCAGATTCTCCTAAAATAGATGTATCTTCCTCTGGTCTATATGCAGCCTCTTGTTCTTCACTATATTCCGGTGTTCCTAGTATATCACTCATATTATCCTTATCAATTTTATATTTTATATATTATTTACTCTCTTCCAATTAATCTACCATGCAACTTTACGAGAGCATCATCAATTGTGTCACCAGATGAGATAGATGATCCATCTTTTCTGAGTATTTCTACTCCCGTAGGCTTCCCACTTTTATTCTTAATCTTCTTAAATGTAAAATTATATGTTTCATTTGTAGCAGGATCTGTATATCCCCAACCAGAAGTCTCTTCATTACCTCTTAAAATATTATTAATAGCTACTTTATCTATCTGCTTAAATCTATTACCTGCTTCTAGACCCATTATAAGCTTATCTATACCAGGTATAATCTTACCATCAGAATCATATCTTTGCTTTTCAAGATCTCCTTTGTATTTTCTATACATTGATTGTCCCAATTCAGCATTATTTGCTTTCACATACTGCTCTCTTGTTTCAGTAGTATTTGAGTTTTTTACAATCATTTTATAAATATACTCTGATCCTGTTGCAGATGTAGGTAAAAATATAACTTCTGATTTACTATTCACTCCTCCTAATTTTTTTAATTCCGTTGAAGCTTTGTTTTGAAAGTCAACAGCTTGTTGAGTTATTCCCTTTTCATTTGTAAAAGTAAGAGCGTTTACATTATTTTTCATAAACTCACCATTGTAAAGAATTCCTTCATCAGCAGCACTTTGTAAATCTTTACGAGCAGTGGGGTTCCCCCATATACTTAACTGTCTTCCTGTAGTTCTAAGCTTCTTAGTTTTGGCGTAAGAATCTATAGCGTCTCTATGTTGTGTAATACGTTCCTGTATAAACTTATTATCTTCAGGTGATTTCCTAAGCATTGTTTCTATTTCTTGCTGTTCCTGAGGAGTCATGTTTTGCATATTTGTCTTTTTCCATGATTTAAAAACATCCTTTTCAAAATCAGTAGCTAACGCACTCTCCAACCAAGAAAGACTATTAGAATCATAAAGTAACTTATTAATTGTTTTATCACTTAATCCTTCTTCAGATAAATAGTTTTTATGCTTTTCTAACTCACCTTGTTGAGTAGGATCATTATAAAAAGTATCAATTTCATATTTCTGTTGTGATCTAGACTGTTCTAGTGTCCTAAGTGTATTCATATGCTGATCTCTTTCTTCAGCGGTAAATTCTCCTTTTTTATACTTCTCCATAATCTTTGTACTGACATGATCACTGTCTACAGATCCATCGTCGTTGAATATAAGATTTGGATTATTAGTTATTTCTTTAACATCTAAAGCTCTAACAATATCTTTCTTACTTTGATTTATAATCTCTACCTGATCCTGTTGATTAATCTTATCTGTATTTTGATTAGCTATAGTAATTGAAGCTGTACTTAAAGCATCATTATATATTTTAGCTTTTGTTCTAGCATTTTTTTCTGCTTGAGTAGGCTTACGTAAATCTTTCAAATCCTTATCTGTTTGATCTACTTCAAATTGCATACCTGTAGCTGTAATTAGATTTTGTATCATCTCATCAGAATCATAACTAGCATCATTCATTATATCTTTAAAGTTCCTAACATCTTTATCAGATAACGCCATTTGATCTAAAGCTTTTGTTATTACTTCTTTAGCAAGTTCTTTCTTCTTTGTAGTACTTCTGGTATCATAACCATCAATAGCTAATTGACTTTCTTCTTTTAATAACCCTAAATATGTATTGATTTGAGGTTTCATTTGTCCAGCAAACTTAGCCATCTTAGCTTGTACATCAGGTGTTGGGGCTAAGTTGTATAAATTATATTCTGCGTCTCCCAACTTCCCTCCTGCTTCATTATACTTTCTAAGATAATTTGCTTTTATATCTCTAGCCGTCTCAGCACCTCTACCTCCTTTAGCTATTATCTTATCTTGTAGTTCCATGTCTCTTTTAAACTGTTCACCACGTTTATGCATTTCACCCAAAGGTCCAGTACTTAATTCCTTTTTTAACTTATTAGCCAAGCCTCTAATTTCATTCTGAGCTTTTCCATAATCGCCTCCTACAGATTCCGATATTTCTGAAATTCTATTATTATAGTCAGCCAATCGCTCATTCTTATAGGCTTCGTCTGCTCCTATTTGACCTTCAGCTCCAGGAATAGTATCTATTTTAGCTATTGAGGCATTTATATCATCAATAGTTCCTGTTGTATCATCATATTGCTTTTGTTTCACATCTACCGCCTTTTGCATTTGAGCAAAAGGAAGTGGTATATGTTGAGACACATAATCTTGTTGAAATGTGTCTCTAACTGGTTGCATATATTCATTAACTGCCATTATTTTGTAGTCTTAGTATTAATAAACTCTAATTTTTGTGTGTCTGGATTTATTCTATAGTTGTTAGATAATAAATATTGTAATGTTTTCTGATCCATCTCATCAGCCTTTTTATCTTTGTTCTTCATATATAACTTCTGAGAGCCTACTTGAGCTAATTTCCCAACATCACTCATAGCTTCACCTAAGAATGCTTCTTTCTGTGCTTCTCCTCTTCTAGTAGCATCTTGAATATTCAGTTGTTGTTTCTGACTATTCTCTCTTTCCATATTACTCATTTGAGTATTTTGTTGAGCTATTTGCTGTTGTTTCAATTGCTCTCCTCTATTAATCTGTCCTCTTTGTTCAGCAGCTTTAGCAGAAGTCTGTGATAATCTACCTAAAGCTTGTCCTCTACTTAGTCCAGATTTATCTATTCCTCTTTGAACTGCTCTTTCAGATTTCAATACATTCTCTCTATCTACATCTGATGTATCTTCATATTTATATCTTTCTAATTCCAAAGGTACTTCTTTTGGAGCAGAAACTGCTTCTTGACTCTTTAAATATTTATGTAGAGGTGAAGCAAATTGTCCAGCAGTTAAAGCAGCTTGTCCTACTTTATTTAATCCTGAACCATCTCCTCTTTCTCTATTAGCTAATTTCTCTTTTAATGTAGGTTCTGTAGGATTTACTATTCCACTTTGATTCAAAGAAGAATCTGAAATATCATTTACTCTTCCTAATGGTGAAGTCCCTTGTCCTACATTAGTTGCTTTGTTTATAGGATTAACTCTAGAAGTATTTTTATAACTAATACCATCAACTCCTATTCCTTCTGTTCCTGTTCTAGTAGCTTTATTCATAGGTCTAGTAGTTTCCCCTTGGTTCATAAATCCAAAGGATGAAGCTAGTGGGTCATAAGGCTCATTCTTAGCTACTCCAGGTAATGTATCAAATTGACTACTTAAATATCCTTTAGTTTTATCTTCACCATACTGTCCTGAATCTAATACAACTTCTCCTCCGTTTGCAAATTTATCAATAGATACTTCATCTGTACCTTGAATCTCACCTGTAATATCTTGTTCATTAGGAGAAAGATTGCCTGTATTAAAAGATTGTGTAGAAAACTTATTGGTTCCAGGAACATTAGTAGGATCTCCATCATTACCTTGAGGGTTCTTTACATCAGCAGGCAAATTATCTCTTTCTTTCTCTAATCTTTTCTTAGCTCCTTTATCCCCATTAAGTTTTACTTTCCTAATATCATTTAGAATAGATTTAGCTTTATCTGGATTATTCTGTGTATCAAATACAACATCACCATCTTCCGCCATTACTTTATTACCTCCTTCTGCATGAGATTTAGTTCCTAAGTTCTTTATATTAAACTTAGAATCAGTATGAATTTCAGGAGATACTTTTCCTTCGATTTCAATAGCTTTAGTACCTTTTGCGAATTGGTCAATCCTTGTTGTTTGTTGATCAATTTGTGTGTCTCCAATACCTAAGTCTTTATATGTTTCATTCTTTCTTAGAGCGTCAGCTCTAGCAGACTCTTCTCTAGCAACAGCTTTTTTACCTGAACCATATCCTTGAGCACCACCGGCAATTCCACCGGCGGCTCCTCCAATTACTGTTCCCCAAGGACCAAAAGCACTTCCAATAGAAGCACCAGCAGATGCTCCAGCCATAGCTCCTTGTGCTGTAGTACTTCCTACATCTGTTGTAACTTCAGGAACTAATATCTGTTTAGCTCCTGCATTATAAGCCTTGACTTTCTTAATGCCTTTAGCTGCTTTCTTTAATTTCGATTTTCTACAAGCCATAATTTTATCTTCTATTTACTCGGAATAAGGTCTTTATAAAGTTTACTACGAATTTATTATCATTAGTGTTATTATATTTTAGATCTATAATAGAATACTTACTTTTTATTCTATCATCACTAGCTCCTCTAGGAACAGACACTCTATATTCATTGTTCTTAAATTTACATTGTACTTGTGTACTAGGTAATGTAGGATAGCCATTATCAATTACTATTTCCTTTTCAGATGTATCTTGTAAATCATTTGACATTTGAACTGTATCAAAAGTATCAAATGGTACATATTCTCCTAGATTAGAATAAGAATTAGTATTGAGTACTATGTTATCAAATACTTTAGTCACATCTATATTATCATTAACTATGAATCTAATAGTTGATTCTGCTCTAGTTGTATAATTTACTAATTCGGCAAAGTCTCCTTTAAGTCCATCATTAGTTTTATATAAAGAAACGGTTCCAGTATTACTAACCATATACAAATCATTATCTATAGAGATGTAAGCATCTGGTCTATAGTCATGTTCTGATAACCAACAATCTCCTACAAATGAGAATGAATAAGTTAATCCTCCAAAAGAATCTTTCTTAGTAATTAAATATCTTTTAAGTTCAAAATCATAACTAGCTAAGATACCATACCCTGTATAAGGATTATCTATATAAACTCCTGACTCTACTAATCCTTTTTTTAATCCATTATTGAATACAGTTAACATTCCATTTCTAGACAGTTCTTGTAAGTCTCCTTGTTTAGATCCAGGTGTAAATATGAATACTTTACCTTGTAACGCATCTGGAAATATATATCCTCCAGGAGTATGAACACCTGCAAACTGAGATATAGTTCCTGCATATCCTCCTTTAAAGTCTGTACGTCTCTGAGCATCAATAGTATAAGCATCTCCTGTTCCTAATATTACTTCAGATATATCACTAGATGTCATTGTAGAGTTATTCTTAGAGAACATTCTCCATAATGATTTAGGTGTGTGAGAATACAACGTATCATTATAAACAAATAGATCCCATATCTCTCCTGTATGTTTAGGAATATCTTGATAGTTATTTACAGGAAATTGTTTATAGTTATCTACTATAGAATCCAATGATGAATTGTCTGAGTAAATAATTCTATCTTCAAAATCCCCTTGAATATTCCCTGATAATGATTTAGAGAAATAAGTCTTAATAGAATTCTCTATAGAATACTGAGGATTATAACTAATACATCTTCCTTTCTCAGTAGCTACTTTTAATGTTTCATAAGCAGTACTTTTAGGATAGTATCTAGTTTGTTGTTCATCCTCATCATTAAAGAACTCATGTCTAAAGTCACAGTTAATTCTGGATTCTAAAAATACTTCATATAAACACTTACTGTTAATACCTAACTTATCTGGTTCACAATCATCATTAGCTTCTCCTCTAAATTGATAATCTTCATTACCTTCTTCATAAGGATGGTCACTATAATATGATGCCATCATAGGTAATACATTCTTATTCTCAACAGAATAAGGAGTAATGAATACATCTCCCCCATAAATATTATTTATAGTAGTAGGTACAGTAGGAGGGTTATTAGATCTATAAGTTTCTATATATTCTGAATTAGGTAACTCTCCATATTGACCAGTAATGTCAGAAGATACTTCTAATATATTTAATGTAGCAGTAGATGTACCTGTATATATTCCTAAATTTGATCTCTTTTCATTAGCATAATAATCAGAATCATTTCTTCTATCTTCATAATCATTAGCATCTATACTATCTGTTTTTGCTGAATAAGAAGCACTTAACGTTGTTTTAACTCTAGAGCCATTTCTAACATTATTATTGGTTCCTCCTGGAATACTTCCAGTTTTAAGTATATATGATTTTAATCCATTTAGATTATAAACATCTTCATCGAAACCTACCCCTTTAAAATCTCCAGAGTTAACTGTTACTGTTTTTTCAACTAAACATTCATCATCATATACATCGAATTCATCATCATATAATGTAACACTTGATTCTTGAAAAGAACATCCTTGCCATAACTTAGGATTCTTTTTTAGTCTATGGTTAAAATAATCTATATTACCTGGAATACCTATTAACATAGCTTGCCACCATTCTCTTACTCTACTTACTCTAGTTGTAGATTTTAAGTATTTAGGATCAATTTGAAAGTTACCAGTCTTCCTGAAGAAATCATTAATATCTCCTTTTACTCCTAACTTAGCTTTGATCTTATTATTCTCAAATTTATCAACATCTAAAGAATTACCTAAAGTTAAATCTGGAGAATGAAAATTCAAAAGATCTCTTTTAATTCCTACAATGTCTAATACAAAATCTTTATTATTAGAATAGTTATCTCCTTTAAACTCAAAAGAACCTAAATAAGGTTGAGGACAATAAGCTCTTGAAGCTGCTATTGTATTCCCATTACCCGGTTCATAGTTAGTAAATAGGTCCAACATCGGTAATCCTATTCCTTGAGCTAATATAGATTTATTACCTTCTTTCTCTCTACTCTCTCTAACTATAGAAAAGTTTTGAATATTGTCTACAAGATCCTGACTAAAAGGAATAGTAAATTCAGCTTCTAATCCAAGTATTCTTATATAGATCTCTGTAACTTCTTCATCTCCAACAGTTTCAGTAACCTTTCTAAAGTGAGGTTCTTGTTGTAATGAAGGCATCTTATGGTGTCTAACATAAGTACCAACAAATCCCTGATCTAATGGATATTCAATATCTGATACATATGTTCCTAATTCTCCTTCTGTATTACCCACAACTGTTCCAGGTGAATCAGGTATAGCTTCAATAGTAGTTCCTGTTATTTTATTATTTCCTGGAATATGGTAAGTATATGAATCAGATCCATCCTTGAATTTAGTTTTTATAGCATAAGAATATACTTCTTCTCTCTTATATCCTTTTCTATATGTTGTGAAGAACTCGTCTTTATAAGCTTGTGATTCATTATCTGCTAATATTCCAGTAATTTCATAATCTATTTCATTCTCTACTGATGCTTCTAATTGTGTAGTACTATATGATTTAGAACCATCCCAGTTTTTAATGTCAAATATTTGAAAATAGTATTCGGTATGTGTGTCATAATTAAAATAAGCATAAGCTTTATTTCCTTCTACTACAATATTTGTAGGAAGTATTTCCTTATCCTCTAGAGGAGTTCCCCCATCAATACCTGTAACAGTTAATTCTAAACTACCCGCTGTTGTAGTTATTGGGAAAGTTTCATCTCCTGGTCTTATGGTTACCATTGTTACCAGACCTCCTAGAGAACTACCTCCAAAATTAAAGACTGTCCCTAGTCTACTATTTTCCATAACAGTCTTTAAAGTTATGGTAGTTGCATTTATATCTACTCCTATTAATACATCATTAGAATTAACAACACTTGTCACAAAGGTGAAGATCTCACCGTCTACTGTAATAGTATCATTTTCAAGAGTAGCAATATCTAATATTGTTATAGACCCAGAAGATCCTCCTACTTCATAAGCTTTAATAGAATCTAATAAAGGTTCTAGTTCTACATTATCTGTAAATGTAAATCCTACAGTATTGGGGAAGTATTCTGTTTCTTCTGCTTTCCATATACCAACTAAATTAAAGTCCCCAACATTCTTATTAGAATATCTATAAGGAACTTCTTCTATCTTATATCTTAGATTAATGTTATTAGCTATATTCTGTAGCTCATCATCAAATTGATTAGTAGCTTCACTTAGATTTCCAAGTATTAGTCTATTATCTAATTGTTCTATACACTTAGCTTTATTATAACTAATCAATACTTCTCTTACTTCCTCTAATGGAATTTCTTCATCTTCTAATCCAATACCTGTAAAGTTATAGATGCTAGTAGTAGCTGTTAATTCTTTAGGAGGCAAAGCATATGATTTTAATACATTACCATCATCAGTGTATCTATGAGCTATTAATTGATATTGTTTATAATCTTGATCAAGATTAGTTAAGTTTATCTTTATAGATTTTGATACTACAGTAGTAGTAGTATTACCATCCTTCTCTTTTCTTTTAGCTCCTACAGCTTCATCTACAATTGGTACAGGTTGAGTTGTACCTAACATAATAGTATTAGATAAATCCTCTTTTACATATCTTAATGAAAACTGATAAGTACCACAATATAGTTCTCCTCCTCCTTGAATAATTTCAGAAGGTACGATGAATGGCTCATCAAGATCAGCAATCAATTTACTATTCTCTTCCAAACTATCATCTTCAGGAGGATTATCTAAATTGACAGAACCAAAAGGTACATTGTCATCTGTATAATATAATACTCTTTCCCCTGCATAAGTCTTCTTAGCTACACAATCTACTGGATGATCTGTTGTAAAGCCTAATTGAGACCCTAAATCATCAGAAGGTGCAATTCTAGTATAAGTCTTATTATAGTCGATTATTCCCACCTGAGAATAGCCCAGATCACTTGCTAGTACTACTATTATATCATTGTTAAGAACAGTTTGTCCCATTAGTTTAAATCCAGAAGGGAATGATACTCTTTGATTAATTACACCATTCTCATTTATTAAAGAATAGGTATCTCCATCCTCAGATATTTGAACCCAATGTTTCAATTCCTTTGCTGTATTCTTAGGTTGAAATAAAGGATTACTATCTTTATTAATACCTTTATTAAATTGGTTTACACTTTCCATATTATCTTCTTCCGTCTAAATCTAAATTCTGTGCTAATCCTATATCTGTATAATCAGTAAGTGAAGCAGATACATCTCTTACTTGTCTCCAAAGAATATTCTTTAAGTTCTCTATTTGATGTACATCAGGCATGTTAGCATAAGATCTTGCTTGTCCACAATACTTTTCCCACATCTGTCTACAGTATTCCATATCCCTCATTCTCTGGTTAGGAAGCATATCAGGATTTCTCATAGATATATGATAGGCTATATTCCAAAACATAGCTTCTCTAAATCCCACATCATCTGGAACTAATGGATAACCTTGTTCATCTGTAGGTATTCCTATATATTGTACAGTTATTTTACCTGTCTCGAAACCCATGTTAATTTTATTGGCTTGGATGTTATAGTCTAGATCAGTAATAGAATTACTCTTAACATCACCAAATAAATGTTTATTATATTTCAAAGACTGAGGTCTTTGTGAGCTAGCTCCAGCCATCATCCTAGGTTTAGCAGGATTTAGTATCAAGTTCTGATCATAAATGTTTAATGAACTAAAATCTCCTCCTGACTTCTCTACTATCTCTTGATAGGTACAATCATAGAATGTTTTATCACAACAAGAATCATCTTGTTTACATCCTACTTGTAATCTAACTAGTTTATATAGATCACAAGGTAATATTCCAGAATAGTCTGTAATATCTACAACAGCCTCCATTTCTTTAAATTGAGCATAAGCTCCAATTTGTAATAAAGCATCAGCTACCCATTCTACAAAATCTTGGTAAGGAATATCTTGATTACCTAATCCAAGATCTCTTACGATCTTTGATATTACTACATTAATACTTTCTAATTTATATATCATCTTATGTAATTTTTATATCCATTCTTAATAAACCATTTACGCATCATTTGGACAGCAGGTTCTCTAACATATATTCTCCAGTTTCTATGTCTTTTCCAAGTCTTATTCTTTCGTAAGTTTATTCTTGGAGCCATGTCATCTGTCTCTGGACTAGTTTGTATAACTACATCTCCAGGAACAGTTTCTTGCCAGTTAATACAACTCATCTTTCTAGCGTGCATGTGTAATACTCCTACAGGAAGTCTAACCTTCTTCATATGAACAATTACATCTTCCATAACCATTTGAATAAAGTCTTCAAATATATCCTGTCTTTCAAAAGAATGTACTCCTTTAACTCCTTCCTTTTTATAAGATTCTGTATAGAATTTATTATAGCCTTTATGATGTCTATTCCAACTATATTTTATCATTTAGTTGTTATATTAGATGTCTCACTTAAAGCATTATTAGTTGTATCTGTTTGATTTACAGGTACTCTCAATTCAGAATCCATAATCATTTTAAATAATGTATCTTCTAAATGAGCAGGGATTGGATATTCAAAGTCATAACCTGTATCTGAACATTGCTCATTATTCTGAGAACAATCACAAGTTCTAAATTCTTCTGCTATTTGAGGATCTTCAAAGATACCTTGAATGTTAATATAACTCAACATTATGTTAGGTACATTAACTAGATAGATATATCCATTTTGATAATAGTATCCCGGAGACTTAGCTGTGTACTTATTAAACTGTTTCCAATATGCAGAATTTGCATTATACCTTTGGAAAGGAGTACCGTTAATCAACCCAACAAAAGATAAATTCAATCCTATATTAGATTCTAATGGTTTAGGTATTTTAAGTTTAGTTCTAAGAGTACAGTTCTCTATCTCACAACATTCATTCTTATCAAACTTGTCTACATCTAGTTTACCTAAGTTCTGAATATATAGATCTTTTATTCCTTTACTCTTCTCTTGTTCTTGCTTTATTAACTTAGCTCTATAGTAATTTATAATATGTGCCAGTTGGGAATCTGATAAGTTAATATCATCAGATTGAATACCACCACTATATAAATTCTTTATGTTATATATAATTTTTGATAATAGCATACTTTACATTTTATAGATTATACTCATAAAAGCAAAAAGGGTTCTAAAATTAATTAGAACCCCCAATGAAAAATATATTAATAAACTAAAACAGAGCCATATTATACATCCAAATTCAATGCTGTAAATCCTAATACTCCATTGAAGTATGAATTCATAATAGCTGCAAAGCTATCGCCAGTATCTTCATCAGACTGAGCAAGACCAGTTGGAATATAAACAGTTGCTCTTTGAGGAGCAGGCATTGGTCGACCAAAATCTCCAGGAATCATATTCTCATACTCAATTGTAATTGAATCATATCCAACAGTGTCACTAACCAATGATACAGGTTTTTTATGCCAGTAATCAGTCTTAGCATGCCATCCAGCAAATGTTTGTGCTTCACGTTCAGCAGCTCTTACTTGTCTATAGTAACCATTTCCTGCGAAAGGATTAGTAGCATAAGTAATTGTAGCAGCAGCATCTAATGCACTTTCTTTTCCCATCTGAGCAAAAGTTGCTTCAAATCTTGTAACAGAATATCTATCGTAATCTTCTAGTAATGGTTCAATTGGTAAACCTGTAAGTTTGATACCAAAGCCAGGAGCAGTAACTATAGCAGCGGCACTTATTTGTGTTAGTAAAGTATCTACAATTGTAGCACTAGTACCCACATAAGGTGTATCTAAAGTCATAGTGTCAGCAGCATCGTTAATACTTGCTATTTTATAAACAGCATTAGTATCTGCTGTAGCTCCAGCACCAATAACAATATAAGCTCCTACTATTAATTTAGCTCCTCCACCTGTAACATCATCAATATTACCGTTACAAACAACAACGTTTGAACCTTTTACAAAATCAAAGCTTGTAGTAGCTGTTCCTAATACAGTTTTAGCAGCATCTGATACTCTTTCAGCAATTACATAAGGATTAGCCCCTACAGAATTTGCATAAAAATCATCTACTAATTTACCTGCAATTGTTTCTTGTGTTACACTAGTACTACCAGTAGAAGCATAAGAATCAAAGAACCAAGGTCCACGAGGACTAAGTACTTTTGCACCTTTGAACACTACTCTTAATCTGAATTCTTCATCAGCAGTTGTTGGAAGTGAAGTCCCCGATCCCGTAACACCGTCAAATCCTACATAAGCTACTTGTTCTACTGGAGCATCGTATTTATTACCCAAGTATGTATTTACATCAACTCCTTTGATAGGCATTGATAAGATTGCTTTACCATTTTCAAAGCAAGAAACGATTTGTACTGTATCATTTTTAGTCAAAGCAGCAGCTTTAGCATCAGTATTAATTAATGCACTACCTTTGATTAAAAAAAGATCTCCTTTTTCTATTGTTTGTAATGTGGTTGCTGCGCTATTAACACCATCACCAATAAGTACCTGAGGTACTCTCTTTGTATTCTTTCCCATCTTCTTTTTAATTTAGGGGTTATTATTCAATTGTATTTAAGTTATTCTGATAAGTATTTCCTCTTGGAGATTCTAAAACTTCTATAGCATCTTTGACAGCCATCTTCACTATTTCTTCATGAGTGTGCTCTGGTAAATCAAATTCTACTATTGGTCCCCGTGTAATGTCTACGTTTACTCTAGCAGGTTGTTTTAGAAATGTTAATTTAAAATTATCTATTGTATTAGTTTCTGCACATTTAACAAAAATATCACCACTTTCAAAGTAAAGTATTACTCTATCTTTAGTTGGTTTATTAAATGGATCTTTTAAGACCTTGTTTAAATCATCTTGTTGAATCTGTTTACACTCTTTATATTTCAATCCACAATTAATATCATTTACTAATGCTCTACTTTTTAAATAGAACCAATAGACTTCATCAACACTAACTTGTTTTTCCTCATCACTAAATAATGTAGAAGTACTAATTCTATATGTATTATCTTCATAAGGAACTTCTGTTAGTTCTGGGAACCTAGTTACAACTAATGTACGTAAATCATCAGTACGTTTTTGAATCTCTTCAAACCCAGCACGATAGACATTATTCTTTCCGTATCTAGTCTTTGCAAATTCATCAGATGCGTTCTGTAAAAATATATCTATTTCTAAAGAACTAACCTCTGCATAACTTTCAGAGGCTAGTTTATCTAAATAGATCTTGAACATTCTATGTGCTTCGGTTAATGTCATTTAACTGTTTTATACTGAGTTTCTATAGCTTGTTTAATCTTAGAATTCTTTTTATCTAATATGAATCTTGCTACTTGTTCAAGTGTTAATCCTAAAGAGTTACCTTCATATAATAGTTCTTGATCAAATGTTGGTTTAGCAGATCCTTTTTGAAGTACTCCAGCATTTACATATCTAATCACTGTAGCTTTTGATTTATAAATCTCATCATTAAGTAGATTAATAAATACAGCAGGATTCTCTTCCATTTTATCTCCAAGTTCCTTTTTAATTGTATCTGGAACCATGTTCTGAAGAATAGTTAATGACTTACCATATAATGATAAAGCATCTTTCATATCATTCTCAGATAATGTATTGAAGATTCCATAAGCAGTACCAATTAAATCTCTACGTTTGTTTTGTGTACTAGCTTCAATTTGTTCAGAAAGTAATATATAAATATATTTATGAGGTGCTTTTGCATATTCTATTTTAGAATTAGCTATACCTTTATCTGCTTTTAATATCTTAATTCTTAATCTATCTAAAGGTTGATTGTCATCTAAAGACAAACCTTGATCTGGTACATCTATTTTAAATAGATCCCACCAAGAACTATTTGCTTTTAATTGTCCTTGATTTAGTTGTAGTTCTTTTTCAAACTGTTCACGTTCTTTTACGGATTCATCTGTGTGATCAAAACTTGTATTTAATGATCCACTTTTACCCATACATAATGAATAAGTAGAATTGCAATTACCAAATGATTTCATCTGTTTGCCATTCTTTCTTATTGGCCCACCTATTACAGGAGGTATTTCTAATTTATAATTCATTTTCTTTTCTGTTTAGCTCTTATTAATATTCAAAGAAAGTAGGAGAAATTAATCTCCTACTTTTATAATTTAGTCTACTCTTAAAATCAATTCTCCACAAGTTGTTGGATCTTGAATCTGAACACCAAACTCAGAAAGCCAATGTGTTTCATATCCATCATAACCAGTTGCTCTTGATGTACCGCCTGTAGCAATACCTGATGTTGGACTTTGTGAACCTTCAACATGCCACATTAAGTTCTTACCATTCTTCATTACTACTTTTCGAATGTTAGATTTCATATCTTTAGAACCCATGTTCAAGATAGTATATCTATAAGACTCTACAGGATAACCTGTTACTGGATGTTTCTTTCTGAAACGTTGAGTATCATCATATGGAGGAAACTCTTTAACAGTTACTTTAATACCATTCTGTAATACAACAGAAGTATAGTAACCACTCAATGTGATATTATCGCCATTGAACTTCAAGAAGGAAGCATCATTCTTAACAATGTTTCTATCATCTGATTCTTTAGAGATAGCATTATGGAAAGCTCTAATTCCTTGCTTACCTGTTAACATGATAAACTCAGCATTTCCACCCCATTCTTTAATCTTATATGATAACATTGTAAAGTAATCATCAATTCTAGCATAAGTAAGCTCGCCAGTATAATAAGAAATGTTACTCTTAGCAATTTGTTGTCTAACTCCTGCACCTTCATATGCTGGACGACCATTGTTATCTTTATCTAGTACATGACCTTCTGGGTTCTTGTTGTATGTAGAATACATCAATACTTTATCCATCTCAGCATGCCAGTTTTGGATAGCTACTAATTCTTGATGATTAGTCCACAACTTAGTTGTTTTAGTTGGGTCATTAGGATTAGGTAATTCCATAACCATTACAGCATCACTAGCAGATCTAGTACAACCAATAGTCTTACGATAGATACCTAAAATATTCTTCATACCATAAGGAGTATGATAAACATCAGAGTTACCTCTCATTGATCCTTCACCAACTAAAGTATAATCTTTAGACCATTGTGCATCTGTATCAAGGAATTCAACTGGACAGAATCCATCAAAACCTCCACCGTGTACAACAGCAGTATAAATTACAGCTTCACCATCTTTAACACCATCATCAGTTAATCTGATTCTAGTAATAGCATCATCAGCTACTAAAATATCATTTTCACCATACCAATCTCTATCCAAGATAATACGGAAGAAAGTACCATTGATACCAGGTTGAGACGCATCATTAATGTAATCAGGTGATTTAACTAATACATTAGAGATCTCTTCATCTTTTGTATAGATGTCCCATTCGTACTCATTCGAATCTACTTCACGTACAGCACCCATTCCGCCTGTAAGGTATTCAAAAATATTGATACCTTGATGTCCCATCATTTGGGCCATTACTGGTTCAATTATTTGTGGCTTAGTCAAGTAAGCGTTTGCAAGCATATTGGTTTCTCCAAGTCCGTGGAAATCCGTAGACCTTTTAAACTGCAATACACTATTCATGTCTTGTTGCATAATCTATTTAATTTAGTTGTTATTTAATTTTTACTTTTGCATATAGTGTTCTAACGCATCGAATACAGCAGATTGCTCTTCAATGTTATTATCCATTGTTCTTGTGGTATTAGCTGATCTAGAAGCTCCTACTGTTTTGGCTCCTTCTAACTTCTTTTTAAATACCATGTTATTAGTTCTTTCAGCTTTCTTCTCTAACTTCTTGAAATCAAAGTTCTTCATTTGCATATAAGCAAATAAGTATCTTGATTCATCATTGTCATCTAGTTGTAATTTAGTCTCACCATTCTTACCAATTGGTTTAGTGATGTATTCTAATAACTTCTTAGACTCTTTCTCATCTACTTTGATTCCTTTTATGTCTCTAAGACCTAATACTTGTTTTTCAAAGTTCTCTTTTTGAATTCTATCACTCTCAGTCTTTGCTTCTATGTCAGCTAGTCTTTGAGTTTCTTTCTGAGCTATTTCATTCTCTTGAATAGTTTTCAAAGAAGCTTTAGATGCATTGGCCATCTTATCTAATGAACCTGCTGATTTAAGAGCTTCAACTTGTTCAGCTATATCTGCATTCGATAGTCCTTGTTTTTCTAAAGCATATTCAACAATCATTTGTTGATTACCTTCTTCTGACATATCTATACCATCATAATCTATAACAGATTGTTGGTCCTTAACAAAGTCATCTATTGAGAATCCTTGTTCAACATGTTCTAATAATCTAACACCTTCTTCTGATAAGCTTTCTTTATATTCTGAAATAGCATCTACTTTGCTATTCTTTAAATTCTCTTCTATAAGTGTTACTAACCCATCTTCAGAATCTTCATACTCACCTTCCTCATTGAACTTTAATAGTCCGCTATCAACAAACTTCTTTGCTGCTTCTCCCCATTGAGTTTCTGGTCCACCTTCTTCAGGTATTGGGTCTGTAACTGGTTCAGTAGGAACTTCTAATTCCTTCTCTTCTGGTTCGGGTATTACTTCAGGTTCCTTTTGAAGTGGAATATCCTCTACCGGTTTATCTTCAATAACTTTAGTTTCCTCAACCTCTGGTTGTAAGTCACTGAATGCATCAAAGAGTCTCCCCTCATCTAACATACTTGCTTGCTCTGCTCTATCCATTCTATTATGTATTACGTAAATAAATTATTTTGTTCACTTTTTTAGTTAAAAATTTCACATATTTAGTGAAAATATGTGAAATAATGTAGGATCACCGGCTAAACCTACTTGCATACTAAAGTTTAAGTCGGTGTGTATGCTTCCCTTTAACACCTAGGCAGTTTTGTTATATCCTATCCCGTAGATAGAAAGCGGAACTTTAGGTATTCCGATTGTAAGAACAAGTCTCTAACCATGTCCTTCACCCTTTGAGTGATGACTAAAAATTCTCTATTCTTTCTACCAATATAGTTAAATAGTATTTCATTGCTAAAAGTTGTTGAGTAAGTCTCTCTTGTTCCTTCTCATCTAGTTTCCCGAAGAAGGGATTATCATTTATAAAAATTCCTAAGTCTTCTACCTTAACACTCAATTCCATTGATTCTTTTATAACTCTCTCTTGATGTGGTTGAAGTTTTTCACCTAAATCCGAATGAACTTGTAATTCAATTCTCCTATAAGCTTTTTCAAATACCTCTTTTGGACTCCATGATTCGTAACCGTCTTCGTATTTTACTTTATATCCTAATGTTTCATAGTCCTCTCTTTTTATGAACTTAACACTTCCTTGTCCTTCTCGAAAGTCTCCTTGCTTCATAAATTCTGCTTCAATTAATTTTACTCCTAAATATTGCTCCATCTTTATTTATATTTAATTATTATTTACTTTTGTCCTACAACTTTATTTTTTAGAGCTGTGGCATTCTTCTCTTTCTCAATCTTCTCTTTAGACTTGATCTCTTCTCTCTTCAAGTTTCTATCTTTCTCTTTATTCAAGTTATCAGAATTTATCTTAGACTGCTCAAGAGCAGTAGAAGCATAATCAAATACTTCTACAGTTCCGCTATCTTGAGTGTCTGTATCGAATCCAGCAGATTTCATTGCCTCTACTTGTATCTTATTCTCTCTATCTAATTGATTTTGGTCTGCTTCAAATTGTTGAGCAGCTTGTTGTAATTGTTGAGCACCTTCTCTTTCAGCTTCAGCTTGTTGTTGTTCTGCTGCTTTCTTATTAGTCTCAGCATCTTTAATAGCATGAGATATTTCAGCAATAGAATTAGATTTAACTAAATCAACTATACCTGAGAATTCAACCATTCCAGATGATAAAGCTGTCTCACCTAATCTTTCTAACTTATTAAGTATGTCTCTATCTTTGCCAGAGTTAGTAATGAATACTCCATAATCAGAATCGGGAAACTTTTCCATATCTATATCCATAAATACTCTAGATATATCATTCATTACATAAGTTAGTTTCTTCTTACCTTGATAAGCAAATTTAGATACTTCTAATAATGCTGTAAGAACATCTTTCTTAACTATGTTATGTTGGTAGAACCAAGGTTCGGTTATGTATGTTGAATTGGCTATTGCTGCTTGAGTTCCAGAAGCTGTTTCAGAAGCTTTAGTTTGACCTTCTCTTTGTGGAGTAATACCAATTACTTTATCTATCAATTGTTCAATCTTACTAAGTATATTAATATACTGCCCTACAGATTCCGACATAGCCATATCTATAGATTGGAATTGATTAAAGTTTGGTTGTTGTTGATTCTTTCCTTCTTCTAATGAATTAATAACTGCTATATCCATGTTAGAAAACATGTACATCCATTTATTCATATCTATACCTTCTGATCTAGGTATCTGTGCCATATCCATTACAAACTTCTTACCTTGAGCTTTATTCATTTCTCTTTCAAGATTGAACCAAGTAATCATGTACATATATTGAAATGGTTTTAACAAATCAACAACTGATGTAGGAAGAGTATTTGTAGTATTATGTACTTTACCTATGTAAGGTAATTGTACTTTTCTAGGATTATCCATTGAACGCCCTTGATATTCTAAAGCTGATATATTTAGATAAAGATCAGACTCTACTTTAGTTCCTTGCCATACTTCTGGAATCCAAGTCCAGTCTATAGTAACTCCTAATTCTTTCATCTCTTCAGTTAATTTGAAAGATTCATCAACCATCATAGACTCTTCAGGATTTTCAGGATCTAATAGAAATCCTATCTTCTTTAGTGACTTCCAAGTAACTGTAGATACAGTGTATAAATTATTATTAGTATTATCCTCATTAAACATATCTAATTTATGTTTAGGTAAAGCATAACCTACTGGTTGATTTACATTAAATGATAATCCTATTTCCCCCTTATCTAATTTTCTAACTTCAGAATCAGACATGAACTCACCGTACTCATCTATAATCTGTCCAACAGTCATTAGTCTATCTTCTCTAAACCAATCACCATCTTGAATAGTGTTGTTAGAAGGATTCTTATCATAATCACAATATAGAGGATTACAAACTCTTACATTAGGTTCACCATTAACAATTCCTACATGAGCAATCTCATGAGAAGATATTAAAGCGTGTTCCCATAAATCTTGGAATACATTGTGTAAGTCTAATTCATATTCTAAATACTTCAATAGATCATTAGCCCATACTTCTCTAATATCTTGAACTGAATAATTAATCCATTTCTTTAATTCTTTGAATGATTGAGGTTCTCCTTCTTGTTGTTCCGGAGGATTACCAAATTCACCTAAAGCTTTTGCAAATTCAGATTGAGCTACTTTCTTAACCATATCAGCTACCATCTTTTCTTTGATAGTAACAGCATTACCATTTACAGCAATTGCTGAATAGTTGAAGGGTCTAGATAACTCTTCACCTTTTAAAAGATTAATCTTATTTATAATAAGGTTATAATCTCTCATCTTAGAAGGTTGATTCAAATCCATAGATGAACCATCCATACCATAAGGCTGAGTTACATAGTTGAAATCTGCTGGATCATATATAGAATTGACTAGTCCATAGTTTGCTTTCATTTTAGTCTTACCTGAACGAAAGCTCATATCAACTCCTGACATTCCTAATATACCGTCCACATTCTGTTCTTGCCATTTCTTAGTGTTCTTCACTGATTGTGAAACAGCTTGAGCAGGTCTTCCAATATTTTTATATATTTTTTTTGTAGTATCCATTAATATCTATAGTTTGTATTTTGAGTTGGATTATTTGTAAAATAGTTTTCTAAGTTATCGAAGAACGCATCTACTTTAGTTTCTTTAACCATGTCTACTCTTACTTTATAATTATCTAACTTATGTGTTATTACTAATAACATTGCAATGATTCTATCAAAGTTACCAGTATCATTATAATTAATAAGTTCATCTAGTAATGGTAACGAATAAATCTTATTAAGGTTTAGTTTTCCGTCTTGATCTTCTTCCATTAACCAATCTCTAAGATACATTTCCATCTCTAACTTAATATCCTTAGTCATATGAATACCATATTGTCTGTTTACTTTAGATCCTTCTGTTGCTTTTAGAATAGTAGGAGTCTTCTTTAATAGATGTAAACATCTTTTAAATTCTAAATGATATTTTAATGTGTTCCTCTCATTCTCATATAAGTCTTTTGCATTATAATACATCAAAAGCTTTCTAACATTTTCATGATGTTCATGTGCTGTATCAGGTCTAGCTGTATATTCAGCTACTAACCAATGATTAATCTGATCTAATCCTCCAAATGTTTTATAGATATACGTAGATCCTAATGAAGTTGTTGTGGATTGATCCTGATCATATGGATCTGTTCCTGCTATGTAAAGACCAAACGGAATATTCCCTTCATTATCTTTTTTAGGATGTTCCCATATTTGTACACAGCCTGTAGTATCATCAGTCTTTTGCATATTATATTTACAAGGAACTAATTTACCTTTTAGATCTGGTTTCCATATTACTTCATTAGCTGTATCTGGTTTTATAAATAATTCACCACATTGACCTTGAACTAATCCATCAGTTTGTATAGCTGATTGAACCCATCCTCTTTGTTCCATTAACTCTGCTGTGGGAAATATATTTGAGTTACTAACATGAAATGCTTCAGTTGGTACATCAGGGTTATTCTGTATCTCAGCTTCATATTTGTATCTATCCTTTTGATTTAGTAGCTTTTCACGTTTATCTTCTGTAAACATACTAGCTCTAGATAGATCAATGACTCCATTAGAATCTCTATATTCATCAAACTTAAACTGATAAGGTATAAAGAATCCTACATTCCCATTACCTTCCCAAATATCTTCAAAACATAAAGCATCATATCTTTCAGGATGAAAGAACATATCTTTGATTCCTTCTGATACTCCTTTACCCATATCTCCACCAGTCCCTGTTGCATAGATAGTACCAAACTTATTTAGTCCATCTTTAGTAGCATCTGTAAGTGCTGAGAATGTTTCTATAATATTAGAGAAGAATCCTACTTCCTCTAATACTATTAAGTTAGGTCCAGTACCATTACCTGCTAATGGGTTATCAGCAAATGTTCTATGATGTATTTTAGATCTAGACCCTTTAGTTACCCAGCCTCCAGGAAGTTTCTGATCAAACGCTGCTTCTAAGAATTTACCTGGCATTAGAGATCCTCTACTTTGTTTAGCAAATGGAGAAGGTCTTTCAATACCATTGAAAGTCATATTTCCTTTTAAATTCTCTAAGATTAGTTTAGTCTTATTTAGTAAATCTCCAGAGTACTTGGAATCAATAGCTCCTACTAATGTTTCAGAAGAAGGTATAGTACCTGTATTCTTAGCATTTAGAAACATATCATAGTCAGTGGCTCCATCAAATAAATAGTTATGAACTATCATAGATCCTGCACTTCCCCAAGAGTTATGTGTAACTACATAATCATTGACTAAGAACAAAGAATCTTTATTATCCACTCTAATACATACTGAGGGTTTTATATCTAAAGGTTTAATATCATGTATTGCACACCAAGAGACTCCTAGCTCTGGAAGATACGAAGGTATATCATATTTATAATGCTTTATACTACAATCATAATCATAAAAGAATTCAGTTCTAAAATTATCTAGTTCTAACGTTACTTCCTCTTCTGTTTTTCTGTCTCTTACTGTCCATAAATGTCCACCACCACATGTTACAGTTCTACCGTCCCTCAAAGTAACTTCATATTGTAACTGATCGTCAAAATCAATTCTCTCTAAAATAGTAGTTGGTTTACCGTCACCTCCAAAGATAATATCCCCTACCTTTACATTTTTAATAACTCTCTTTGAACCATCAATATAATGTAATAAACTATCTTCATGTAGATCTTTTCCCATACGTCTAGCTTGTATATCCACTACGTTAGAGGCATTATTCTCATATAAAGGTTTACCATAATTCTTAGGATGTATCCTTCTTAAATAATCTCTAGGATGTACAAAGGTTTTAAACTTACCGTCCTTCTTATAAGCTGTTGGGGGTATAATAGCAAGTTCTAATTTTCTTTTATATTGTTCTTTATCTTTATTACTAAGTTCTTCTAATTCTTTTACTATATGTAAGCAAGTGATAGTATCATCCCCATCGAATCCAGAGAATCCTCTAGACTCCATATAGACATAAGCTTTCTCCCATTCTATATCTCTAAGAAATGGACTACCTAATGATTTACCTTTAGAATTAGGTAGGTTCAAAAGTATCATACAGAAATTAGTATAGAAATATAAATTACCCGGCATCCATTTACCTTCAACCCAATATCCTTCTATACACTTTCTCTTCTGTTCTTTCCAGTAATTTGTGTATTTATTTGTATGTGGATTCATGTAACTAGGAAGTTCTATAATGAACTTATTCCTATCTACACCTTTACTATGTAAACCTCTTTCAGCATATTTCCAGTAGTCACAACTAGCCAGTCTTTTATGTAATTTATCAGCAGGTACTATTTCAATTCCTGATCCGCTTTCCACTTCAGCCATCTTTCTCTATTTCTTTTTTGAATGTATAAGTATCCTCTATATCTATTTTGACTAAACTTCATTTTAAAGAAGCTACCAAAGAACATTTCCATATCATCAGTATCTCTGGTTATTCCTTTACTAATTAACTTAATCCAGTTAAAAGGAGAATTGAGGAATACGTATAGTTCTTTTTTAGAATACTTTGGATATTTCTCATGTAGTCTAGCTGCATAATGATTTAATGTGTCCTTAGAGGATAAGTGTAGTGACTTCTCTTTAGATTGCTCCATCATCACTTAGTGAGGTTTCTATACCTCCTTTATTAGTTCCTTTGTCTTTTTCAGCCATTACTTTCTTTCTAGCATCTTCTAATTCATTTGCTATCTTAGAAGTAGCAGGTAATAGCTTTTCTAGTATATCACAATGCTCTTTGTAGTTTAGTCCATTAATATATTCTGCTCTTTCTATAAACTTGTTCTCATGATTTACCAATGCCTTCTCTAACTTAGAAGTAGTAAGGTCAGTATATGCTTTCATTAAGTTATTTAGCTTAGTCCTATACTTTACATGCCAATCCTTTTTAGTAGTAGAGATACTACCAATCATGTCATCAAAGATTTCATTGATCCTATCTTCTAAAGGACTTTGTGCAAATTCAGAATCACTATCACATATTTTAGTAATAGACCACATAACAGTAGAAGTAAATATCTTCTTAGAAGTTTTATCTGTAAAATGAAATTCCTTAAAAGGACCAGTCACCTTGAATATAGGATACTCTTCCCAAAAGGAATGTTTTACATCTATAAAGTTTTTATTGAATCCCATTTGTCTAATTTACATTTATTCTCTATTCTAATAATCTTAGCTGGAAGATAACATCCACAAGCTCCACATATATTTAAAGTCTTCTCTTTACAGTTGGTACAAGCTTCGACACGTTTAACAACTATGTCCTTTTCCTTATCTGTTAGTTCTATCATATTTAGATTAAGTCTAATTAACTTAGCCCAACTATCATAGACTGTTTTCCAACTAAACTTATAGTTCTTTCCCATTATAAAATACTGTTTTATCTGTGAATTCTAATAATTCTTCTTTCCAACCATTGGGAAGGAATGATTTAATATAATCTTTCAGAATCATAGAATGACCTATATGAGATCTAACAAACTTATTAAGTCTTTTAATCTTAGCTACACCTTCTGGAGAATCATCAGTAGGATCAACTTGTTTTACATTCTTTAGTTTACGCATATGAAGTCTATACTGTTTAGCATAGAATTTCTTCTTAGCTTTCTGCTCTTGACTACTATTGATTGTTTTAAATTCAACAACCTTTTCCTTCATTCCAGAATCATCTATTTCATTCTTGCTCATCTTCTATCTGTTTAAATTTAAAACCTATCGAACTTTGTGGTACTAATAATTGATTAATTAGTAAATTATCTTTTACTTTAAACAATGCTTTCTTCTCTAATAATGCATTCTTAATATTATGGTATTGATTGATGCTTAATCCCGTCTCTTCACAAAGTTTAATTATTTCACTCTTACTAAATACCTCTTTATTTAAAAAGAATACATTATGTTTAGGATATTGTTTTTTAAATTCTAAGAGAGATATTATTAAGTACAACATAATACGTATCTCAGTATCTGTTAATTTAAGTTCTCCTTGATATAATGATAAATACTTTGAGTAGAAATCATCGGTATCTTTATATGGTATTTCTAGTATTCTCATATTTGTATAAATTGATCATTATATATTGTTGCTCCTCCTATATTAAGTAAAAGTGTTGCTCTGTTCAGTTTACTTAATGAGGTTCCTAAAGTCTGTCTAGAAATATCTAGTTCTTTTTGTAGAACTAAACGTACTTGAGAATTAATAACAACAAAACCCGATTCCTCCATATAAGGAACCAGGCTAAATAACACTTTAATATCAGAGAGAGTTAACTCTCTGAATATTTCATTTGCTCTATCTTTAGTTATCTTTATCATTATTTATCAAAATGTCCAGCATATGATGTAATAGGTAATTCCCATTTCTCACCTTCTTCAAAATTGAAAGATTTCATACCCATAATATTTTTTAATAGAATATACTGCCCTTTATTAATTGTTAACTTACCATCACTCGATACAAAATCTTTAGCTACCAATAAAGGCTTGCCATCATCTACCCAGTCCATCTTTTCTTTTTGTACTACAGTATCAGGTTTAATAGTCTCACTTTTACCTACAGTCATTTTTACAATAGGGACATCTAACATAATGTTGTTAGGAGCAGGTACATACTTACTTAATGGTAACGTCATCTTTCTTTACTTTAACTTTTTTAACTTTCTTTTCTTCAACTACAGCTTCTAAAACGAATTCATCTTTATCAGCTACTACTTTAAATGGAACTACTTTACCATTTACTTTTAATACTACATCCTTATCTCCTGGATAAGAGTTTAGTGTTTTTACTAGATTACTCTTTTTCATATAATGTTAAATCAATTTAACTTGTTGTTAATTCTATTACTCATAATGTTAAATAAAGGTTACACAAATCCTACTTTCTTTTTCTCAGGCTCATCTATGTCTATACATTTATTATCTACATTAGTCTCTGCATCATATACTTTAATTCCTAAGAAGTATATTCTCTTTCTAAAATTTCCTGTAGGCATTGCATATACACCTATATCAGGATTCTCTTTATACGTTTGATTCTCTTCGTACTTAATCTTTATCATATTGTATTAGTTTTAATTATTTCTTTTGCATCCTCTATAGCTTGTAGTCTTTCAGCATACTCATAGTTTGTTTCCAATCTACCTGTATAAAACACTAATCGTTCTATCCCATCATCTCCTTCTTCTATACTAACTTTATCAATTCGCCATTTGGCTAACTCATCACTTGATCTATATATAGTACCATAATCAAAATATGGTTTACCATCTTCCCAAGAATCAGCCTTGACTATTAGTCTTCTTTCATAAATTACTTTCTTGTTATTCTTTATCATATCTACTTGTTTAAATAATAATTAGCCGCATCGTTAAATGCTAAGTTTACATCTTGAATTTTTTGCATTCCTAATCCTTTATGTATATGGGAATGTACCATACTTAGTTCTTTAAAGGGATTAACCTTAACGGTCTTTCCTTTCCTCTCCTTAATATACTGCTCAATAACATATACTTGTTCTTCTATAGTATAAGTCATTGGTTGTCTATTTACTATCTCTGTTACATCCATTACTTTCTCTTTTTAGCTTTTCCATAGAAGTATTTCTTTACTGGTATATAATGTTTAACTACTATTGGTTGACCTACTAAATCAACTCCTATTACATATTCGTGTATCATTTCTTCTCCTCCTTTTTATTATTAAACCCAACTATTACGACATATAATATATAATTCAAAAAGCTCCTCTTCGTTGAGAGATTCAAGATTTCTCCATTCTGTACTTCCATATTGATCTCTATATAGATGACCAGCCTTTATTGTTAGCGGATTATTAAACGCATTATAATTTGGATGACTTCCTTTAACTAGAGCCTCTAAACCTTCTCTATCTAAATCTATTTTCATTTCTTCTCCTCTATTATTTGTTTATTCCTTTTAATTATTTCTTGTAGTAACTCACTAGCTACTACTTTATCTTTACTTAGTATATCTACAGCTAATTGTCTTAACTCTGGTGTACTTAGATTAGAATAGTATGCTTTATTAATTACTTTAAAGTCTTCTTCTGTGTGATGTACTAATGGTGAATCTTTACTCATAATTTATATTTAATTGTTTAAATAGTTTCTTTAGTTCACTTTTGTTTTTAATGGTTCCTGCAAATATCTGCTCCCCATGAGAAGGTTCATAAATAAAAACTAACCCCTCTTCTAACCAAATCTGATCTCCTTTCTTATTCACAAAGAACTCAGGATTCTCTTCAAAACCTAAACTTTCTATATCTAAAGAGTCTAAGTGTTTTACTCTGACACCACATAAACCATTATCTGCATTTTTACCAAACAACATTCTTTCTATATAGGGAGAATCTTGGCTTCCTGTGATACGTTCTATCCATTTGGCTTTATCATATTCTTCTTGTGTTTTAACTGTACCATCTCCGAAACGTTCTTTCATTTCATATTCAAATCCAAAATAAAACTCAGATATATCTGGCGTATAATATTTATTCATAGTATTCATTAAAATTGTTTATAAACTCTATATAGTCCTTCTTCTTTTTAGGATAAGGAACTCTTATTTTTTTATATTCTTCAAATCCACAGTTAGGACAACTAAACTGACCATCCATCATTGATATTGATTCTCTTTTATATTCAGTATAACATCTATGATTTTGGCATTTAATTACTAATTCATATTTACCTTCATCATCTTCTAACATAGTTATTTACTTACTGGATACTTTCTATCTAAATCCTCTCTAATCATTTCTTCTTGTAAAGGATCAATCTCTTCTCCATACATTTCTAGAAGTTCATATCCTGTTACCCATTTAACTTTATCTCTATACTTTAATCTAGAGTCTAATTTATGTTGTTCTATTTGATCTTCTACATCCATCTTCCAAATCCCGGTTTAGTTTTTAACTCTTTTCTTTGTAAATATATTTGATTACTTAATCTCATTTGTATATCAGTAATATGATCCATTAGTAAATCAAATTCTATAAGTTCTTGAGTATACTTTTGATAGATTTTATCAGCAGGAGGTCTTTTCCAAGTATGTTCTTTTGTAGTATCTATTGGGAAATCCTTTATTACTCTTCTATAATTTAATTGGAACCATTTATTAATTCTAAACTCATGCATAGTTTTACTTTATTTATATAATTTACAACAACATTCTTCTTTCTCATATCCATTGATACATAATTGATCAATGGTAATCTCATAAGGTAATTGACTTTCAAAAGGACAATTACTCTTAGGTGTTCTTTCTACTTGACATGGACAATAACCTTCTTTCTTTTCTATACCATCTAATATCTTGTGTACATATTTAATATCTTGGTTAATTGTTAGTTTTTCTTTCTTCTTAGCTTTTTGCTTCTGTACTATTCCTAATACTTCTTTCATGGCTGCGTCTAAATCTCTAACTACTGTTTCTTTATCTAATATCATACACCAAATGTACACTAATAATTCTATAAAACAAAAAATCCTCTAACATTAATTTGTTAGAGGATTATAATTTTCCACCAGGAAGCAAACCTTGGTTTGTACATTAATTTGAAAGGACTTATTCATACTTTACCTTTCTTGTATAACCTATCTATGACATAGGCTTCGTGGAAGTGAAAGAGTCGAACTTTCTTTATACCCTCTAGTAGTAACCATTACTTCCTTATTCTGCAAATATAATATTATTAATTTAGAATCCTAATGTTTCTATAGTAAAAGGATTAAAAATACTATCAATACTATGATAGGTAAGAATCTAAATACTTCAAGTACTAATATTACTATATAATACAGAAGTAATAAATTGATGTAAAATACTACTATAAGTAAGAGTAGTATTATTTCTATAAATGTTTTCATATCTAAAATCTAAATATATCTTTTTGTTTTATTCTCTTTATAAACTGTGATGGACTAATACCTCTCTTATGTATTTCTGAAATATCCATAACAAACTTACATCCTTGTCTTTTCTTACACCTATCAATATTAATTAAAATTCTTCTATAGAATTCTTTCTTCTGTTTTCTTGGTAGTCTGCTCATATTTATCTGTGTTTAGCTAAAGGTTTTAAATACTCGTGTACATCTAATATAGTTTTACAATTGTATGCTGTAAAGCCTTCAAGATTCCATACTATAACATCATCTGAGATTCTACTGTCTTCTTCTTTAATTTTTCTATTGAGATCATTTATAGTTTCTTCTTTCATAGTGTAAAGTTAAACATATTATTCTTTTATCCAAAAATTATATACCCTTCTTCTTTATATACCTTCTTTCTTTGTTCTGTTATAATACTATCCTTATGTATATATGTTAACTCTGTACCATACTTTCCTTCTTTATGTGCCCATAGGAAGTAGTCATCAAAATCCTTTACTGTAGTAGATACTTTAAGTCTAGACATCTCCTGTACTGTCATATATTTACTCCAGTCTACATCTGTTAGTAACACTTTTATTTGTTTGAATTCATCTTCTTTCATAAGTCAAATATAATAATTTTTTTTATTTTTTATAATACAAAGTAGATTAATTTATATAGGGAGGTGTACAAATTGTATGAAGGGTTACAAATACCATGGTCTCTATCATACCCTCCCCTAGTCAGCGGTGGAGATTGGCTGTACCCCCATGTTTATCACAGCTTTAAATTCAATTCATTTATTAATAACTTAATACATAACATTATGTCTACAACAAACACAGTAATCGGATCAGTTCTTTTATCAACATTCCTTAAAGAACAAACAAACTTTACCTTCAGAGCAGTTCCTAACAAAGAAAAGCAACCAACTGAAGGTATCATGAATAAAGAGAGTGACAATCCTATTAACATGGGTAAGTACTCTATCTTACTTCCTCAAGTAATGAGTGACTTCACTATGATTACTCCTCAAATATCAATGGAAGTAACTGAAGATGGTAGGACTTACACTAAAGTACAAGAGAAGGGTTACATCAACTTCTGGGCATTCGCAGGTTTATCTGATAAAGAATTCTCATTAATACCTGATAAGTGTCACGTACAGATCGAGAAGTCTGTTAATGAGGATACTGGAGACGTGTATTACAACACTAACCTTGTACCTGAAGATGGTGGTTTAACTCTTCCTATTGCATCTAAGACTACTAATAAGTCTAATGCACAAACTAGTAAAGCAGGTATTCCTGAAGTACCTGTAAAACAAAAAGAGACTACTGATGAAACATTCTAGTAGATTCTCCTCCCTTCGGGGAGTTTCTCTTTTATTTTAATTACTTAATACTATAATATTATGAATATTCCTACAATAAATACAGTTGATACTGATTGCAAATTAATAAAAGTAGATTCATTCCAAGCTACTCAAATAGCTTGTGGACTTGTACATGATAATAACTTTGTTGAGTTATCAACTCTCAAATCTACTTGTGGTATTCCAATGTGTACATGGTTATCAATAACTAATGAGTTGCCTCAATCTATTACATTCCATGAATCTAATAGAACTGTTCTTAGAGAGGCTATCATTTCACGAATTAGACATTGCAAGAAAGAACGAGATAATGGTGGATTTGATTTTAATCCTCGTACTTATAATGCACAGCTTACTCTTCTGGAGAAATTACTTTAATTATCTAACTACAACTTAATTACTTAATAACTAACTACTATGAACAAGATTATATTCAGAGCACTCGTAGAAACAATGACTGACGAAGAATTATCAATTCTTAATAAAGATAGTGAGTTTAAATCATTCTATAAGACTTTATAATGCATAAACTAAAAGAATTAATCAAACAAGCAATACCTTACACATGTTGTGTAGGGTTCTTTGCGGTATTTTACTTTATAACAATAGTGTTTAACTGACCTCTTCGGAGGTTATTTTCTTTCACTTCTGATTCCTAGGAATCATAATTTAATCGACTAAAAGAAATGATTGTTCCTCGATATTTATCACAATAGTTAGAAACCTTAGATAAATGATTGTCTCTTGATATATTAATACAACAGTCAGAGAACAATCTATTCATAGATTAATACAACAGTTTATACAGATATTAAGGCAACAGTCTATTCATGTATGAAATGATTGTTTGTCGAATTTGAGCTTCGAACTGGTCTTCGATGTGATTACCTCAACCAACGTGACTACCTTGACCAAGGTGGGTATAAATAAAAATAAAAGATATGACAGTAAATATGTTATTAATAGGAGTGGGATGTGTGATTTGGTGCTTCCCTTTGTGGACAGTATTATCTAATATGATAACGACTCCTGTGCAGTTTTACCAACCAAAACTATGGGAAAAGTGGGTATTCTGGTTAACTATTGGTATGATAGTTGTTTCTGTGATAAAGATCATAGTTAACTATGGAGATTACGCATTGTTTTAGTTAAAGTATTACTTTAAGTGGGTGCTATAAGTGGTTGAGTGTTAAGAAGTTAACGTGTTAGTCTCACTCCTTCCTATTCCCTCAACAATCCTCAATATTCACACTTCCATAACTAACCAACATTCTTTACCATTTAAACACAATTACAATACAACCCAATTGACACAGACTCTTCATATTACACCCAATAAAGAATATAAATCAATACCAAAACTCTTAAAAATATGCTTTACAATACAGTAAACGTACAATTAACACTAAACCAATGGAAATACTAGCTCTATCAATAGGAATGTTATTAGGTTTAATAATATGGTTATTAGATGTTCTAACAAAGAAAGCACCAATATTTGCTCTAATAATACTACTAGCAATTATAATTTCACTTCTAACTTTAATATTTAATCAATAAAGTTCATGAAAGAAAGACATGTATTAAAACAACACAATTTAAACTAATCAAATATGAAAATAAAAAGATTTAATAGCTCAGAAGGTAATGTGTGGAAGTATGTATTTGACTTCAAAGATGCAATTGCAGAAGCAATATTATATAAATATGATACATTCACAAAAAGAACAGTATTATGCATCTCTGTACAATCAGGATGTCCAGTAGGATGTAACTTCTGTGGAACAGGAAAACAATTCATTAGAAACCTAACATCTGATGAAATAGTGAATCAAGTACGACATGTACTAAAAGATATGAATATTGACACTGATGACATAGAAAGATTCCAAATCATGTTCATGTCAATGGGTGAACCTATGTTAAACTTCGATAACGTTAAATGTTCTATTCATGACTTACATTATCTTTACTCAAATACTGAATTACTATTATCTACTATTGGTGTATTAAATGCTGAAGTAGTAGCTGATCTTATTACTTTAAGTAGAGCAATTGATAAAGTAGGTCTACAATTTTCAGTACATGAAGCAATTGATACTAAAAGAGATGAATTAATACCCTTTAAAAACAAATTAACTCTTCGTCAAATAAGAGACTTTGGTATACTTTGGAATCAACAAACAAATAGACCTGTTTATATCAATTATTGTGTAACAGATACAAACCAAAGCGAAGAAGAGTTATATAGACTAATGGATCTATTTCCTCCAGCCATATTCAATTTTACATTCTCTGTAGTATGTTCAGACGATGAAACTATGAAAGATAAAGGGTATAAAGACTTAGGCGCAATAAATAAAATATCTTCTTTATTCTTATCCAATGATTACAATGTCAGAGTATTTAATCCAGCAGGACAAGATGATATTGGAGGAGGATGTGGACAACTATGGTATGTGCAAGAATGGATGAAAAAGAATAAAAAATGTTTAACCAACACTAAATATGATGAACAGTTAAAACTTGGAATACCTTTAGATAAAATAATAAACTAACTATTTAAACCATATGAAAGTATATCTTTTTAAATTCGATACAAACTATGGAGAAGCCGGTATAATAGTAACAACAGTTCTAGGATTAGAACATGCTAAGAAACTAGCTTTAGAACAAGGTGCTTGGGATACAAATTGTATTACAGAACTAAGCCCTAAAGAAGGAGCTATAACAAGTGTAAACTTTGGAGTACAAGGTAATTATGGTAACTACTAATAATACTAAAACAAAAACCAATGAATAAAACTATAGAATTCGTAACTACATGTGTAAAACATGATAATGATATACTAAGAGAAGACTCTTCTCCTTACTCTGAACTTTTAGATATAAATGAATTAATAATGAACAATATCCCTGAAGATGAAGAGTATACTCTAACTATTAAACTAGAAAAGAATGAATAAAACAATCTATCTAATACTAGCAATAATACTACTCCACTCATGTGGTGAAAGAATACCTATACTTGATGGAGAAGAGCCATTTGTTGTAGAAAGTATAACAACTTATAATGACACCCATTGTATCTATGTAGCACATGATTGGAACAGTGGGTATAGTTTTTGGGCAATGGGTGAGCCACAAATAATACTCCCAACAGGATTATATCAAATCAATGATACTATAAGTATTTCACCTAACTAACAATTAATATCATGAACAATCTACCAGAGAACTGGTGTGTAAAAGTGACCAAGGAGAATAAATCAGTAATCAATAAATGGAAGATTAAACAAGACTTAAATGCTTCATTATTTGACTATGATTATCGTTTTGTTAAAAACAATGGTTGTGGAGATGTAACAGAACCAAGACATTTACAACTAATAACATTCGAACAATTTAAAAAATATATACTTATGCAAGAAGAAGAAATAATAGGATATAAACTAAAAGACTTTGTAAATATTGAAGACGCTACGAATCTTTTTGAGTGTGAGTTAATACTAAGAAATAATTGTAATATACAAACAGATCAAATTGGATTAGTAAATATGGCTAAAGCCTTAAAAATATTAGACATATGGTTCGAACCTGTTTATGCACCTAAACTTACTTTACCTATAATTGGTGATTATCATGGATCCTTAGCAAGAGGTAACCTTAGTGTAGAATATGGTTGTAAAAATATATCACTTGAATTTATCCGAGGACTACTTGCAATAGGAGTCGAATCTCTTAAAATTGAAGGAATTCCTATTTCTAGGAAACAATTAGAACAAATAGTTAAATACTTTAATAATCTATAGTCATGAATCAGCCAATAACAGAAACAGTAATAACAGCACCAGAAGGATTTCAAATAGATCCTGAAGCTTTAAAGAATAATGAAGTAAAGTTTATACCTATCAATGAACTAGATAACTTACCTGAAAGTTGGGAAGAGTTAGAGGAATTAACAGGTGAATATATATCAGAAGGTTCAGATGTAAGGATTGCAATTGAACATAGTACAAGAGCATACTTTAAAAACATAGTACCAAAAGGTTACGGAGAACCAATGTTAGCACTCTGTCAACTCTTACAACTAAGAGATAGATATAATGGTGATTGGGAACCTGATTATAATGCCGAAACACCTAAATTCTTTATTAACACTGCTTTTAATACCATAGATTATGGTTGGACAAAGAGTATAAACCATAGTCTAGCCTTCAAAACAGAAGAACTAAGAGACAAATTCTTCAACGCTCCTAAAATAAGAGAATTAATAGAAATTGCAAAACCACTTTTATAAACAATTAAAAATAGAAAGATATGGAAATAGGAATGATTGTAATAATGTGTATAGTAATGTTAGGAATAATAATAAGCTCTGCTGTACTAGAAGGAACTGATGGTGTATCGGTTATAGGTTTGATTCTACTTCTTGCTTTTTTAGGTTTTCTATTGTGCATAAATAATGAGCTAATAACTACAAAAGCAGAACAACAAACTTATCACAAAGCCTTAATACATAACCCATATGAAATGACTATTTTATACGATGCACTTAATAATCCTAGAGATACAATTTATGAACTAAAAGAAATAAAACTATGACACTACTAATAATAGGAACAGTATTTGGATGGTGGGTTCTAGGATTTCTAGCAGCTTATATAGCACATAGAATAGAAAATGTAAACTATAAATTTTATGTTATAATGTTCATTACGCTCGTTGGTGGTTTTAGTTTGTGTATAGTTTTACTACTTATACTCTTTACACTCATCCCTTGGAATAAAACTATCTGGAAAGCCAGAAAGAAGTAAAATAATTTAAACTAAACATATGAAAAGAATAGTAATAGTAGGCATAGACGGTACAATATCTAAAGTAGGAGATAGATTAAAATACTTAAATCAAACACCTAAAGATTGGGATAGTTTCTATAAAGCATGTGATGAAGATGAGCCTATAGATGATGTACTTAACCTGGTTTATACATTAGATCAAGAAGATTATGATATAATATTCTGTACAGGTAGAAGATCATCAGAAAGAACTAAAACAATTAAATGGATAGATGAAAATATAGTACTTTCAGATTACAAATTATTAATGAGACCTACTAAAGACCATAGACATGATACAATTGTTAAACCTGAATTATTAGAAAATCATGGTATTCCTCTTGATAATATAATGTTTGTTTTAGAAGATAGAAATTCAATGGTAGCTAAATGGAGAGAGTTAGGTTTAACTTGTCTACAAGTAGCTGAAGGAGATTTCTAAAATAATTTATAAATAACTAAAAATAATAAAATGGAAATAATAGGAACAACAATAGCAGTGATAATTGGAGTAGTAATAATGGCATTAATATATGCTTTACCTGTAATGTGGTTATGGAATTGGTTATGTCCTGATATATTTGGGTTAACTGAACTAAGTTTCTTACAAGCATTAGGTCTATCATTATTATCAGGCATTCTATTTAAAAGTAATATTTCAAACTCTTCTGATTAAATATTTGCATTATAACAAAAATAATATTACTTTTGTCTCACTTATTTGAAACTACTATAGCTGGTAAACGTTTAATTAAATGTTCGCCAACAACACATGTTTATTTCATTTAAGTAAATACGGAAAACCCTAATATACCCCTTAATAGACTTGTTGATTTGGCGATCAAAATTCTTATTAAGGGTTTTCTTTTTTACACTCCCTTATAAAAACATATTAAACGGTGTGCTGAATTGCACCTTAAAAGAAGGGTAAGAAATTGCCTGGGCCGAAGTCTCGAACAAAGGGAACAAAGACTACACTCAATAGCTTGATACGGTTGAAATCCGTGCTCGTTCTCTTTTATCCAGTAGTTTATAACTTACAACTATAAACTAACAGCTTGAATTTAAGTTCACACTTATTACTTGAGGCTTCTATAATATCTTTTCTGTTCCCTTTTAAGATATATGTCTCAGACCTGTTGTATTCTATTAACTTCTATAGTAGACAATGATAGTAAATCTAAATTGTCGAAGAAGTGGCCCTGCGAGATACTAGGAGTGTAGCAAGCATTGAAGAGTGCTTAACTATTAAACTGGATGGGTGATTCTCCTACAATCAAAATAACAAATCTTCATTTCTATTATTCTCACCAAATTTGACAGAGGGCGATAGCTATATCTAATAACTAAATAACTAACAAACATGAAACTAAAACTAATAACAATACTACTATTAATTAGTAGTTATGCTTTTGCATTTGAACTAGAAATAATAGCAGTTAAACAAAATGATTCTTTAGTAAAAGTAACAGGAAGTATATTTGGTAATGATGACCACATATTCATTAGTAAAAATGGTGAAGATTATACTTTCATAATTACTAAGATTATAAAAACTGAGGAGACATTACAAATGTATTGTGATGATGTTATCATAGGTATGCAATTTCTAAGAGAATGTGATGGTAATAAATTATTCAATATTACAATAATATTTGAAGATGGTACTATAGCATTTTTAACTAGAACTAATAACTAAAGAGATATGAACATAGGTATGACTAAAGAAGAATACATCAAGGCACAAGAAATGTTTCCAGATGTAGATTGGACTAAAGAGTTCCCAAGAGAGATGTTGGTTACTGATAATTTAAAAGGATTGAAAACAAAAGCATTAGTACATGGTATATTTCCTAATAGATTAAATAAATGGAAAGTAATAACAGATAAGGATAGTTTTGTATATGCAAAAGAACTACCCACAACAAAGAAAATGACAGTAGCTGAACTTGAAGAAGAATTAGGATATAGTATAGAAATAGTTAAATAAAAATAAAACATGAACATAGATAGAAAAGAACTAATAAGATTACTAGAATTTGCCCAAATAGGTATTGATAGAGATATGTGTTATACTCATTGTGCAAAGACAGAGCAAGACAGAGTACAAGACCTCAAAGATGTAAATAAACTAATAGATGAGTTAGAATCTATTGAAGTAGATGATATAGAAATAGTTAAATAAAACAATAAAGGGATAGCTCAGTCTGGTAGAGCAAGGTATATTAGACGACAAACGGTCACTAGATTTATACTTTAAAGATAAACTAAGTCGCTTACCAAGGTCGTAGGTTCAAATCCTACTCCCTTTACTAAAACTTATAAACAATGAAGAAAAGAAATAAAGAAACACAAGCTATAATAGGCTTTACAATATCAATATTATTATTCATATCAACAATAGCATGTATAACTTATAATGTATGAGACAAAGACTAAGAACACCTGAACCGAAATGTATCTATTCTACTAACCCAATAGAATTATCTGGTAGAAAACAATTACAAATAGCTACTAACACTTTAAAACAAGAAAGGATAAGAGATGAACGAAGACAATCAAACAAGACTAGACAAGTTACAAAAGTTGAATGCAAATATCCTGGACAATCTAAAAGACTTGAAAGATTTAAAGGATCTAACAACTCAGAAGATGTGCATGAGCTTATCATCGGTTTCTAAAGAACTAAATTCTCTAATTATAAAAGAAATTACAGGAGATATAGAAGATGAAAGTTGAAAATTTAATAGAAGGAGAGTATTATTACTGTGATTGGGATGGTTTTTCTCACATTTTTGAATGTAAATATAATGGAGCAAGTATTGATATTGATGATAATAGATTTACAGATAGATGTTGGAAATTTTGGGAAATGAAGGCTACAAACATAAGACCAGTAACTAAAGATGAAAGAGAATGGTTAGATTTATGTATAAAAGAAGGAAAGTTTGTAGATAAACCTGATAAGATTAAAGAAGGATTTAAAGTTGATGATTGGGTTGAACATATTGATAGTTCAGATCCGAAACCAGAACAAATAATAGGATTTCATTCAAATGGTTGTTTGTCTTTAAAAGGAAAGAAAAGAGAACATTGCTATATAAAAGATTATAGACTAGCAACTCCTGAAGAAATAGCTAGTGTTGAGAAGTCTAAGTTTGAAATAGGTAAGTGGTATAAACTCAAAAATTCATCAGGAACCAAGTTTCTAGGATATATTGATAAAAAGAATCATTACTATGGGTTTGGTCCTACAGGTAAATGGATTGAATCTGACTTAGTAAAACCAGATCATTCTAAATATATACAGGCAACTGACTCTGAGGTGAAAGATCGTTTACTGTTTTATGCTAAAGAGAAATATCCTGTTGGGAGTTTCTATAAATGTTTTGTAAATAAAGATAAATGTGAAATAAGATTTGATGATGTACAATTTACAGATAATTTGGACGGGATTGTGGATTCTGATATAGGTTATATTTATCATGATGGAAAATGGGCAGAGATAGTAGAAGAATCTAAACCTAAAAATGATACTTGGTGTATACAAATTACTAAAGAGAATAGAGAAGTAGTTAAGAAGTGGTATGCTCGTACTAACCCATCATATAATATAGGTGCTTACTACGGTCTTAAAGAGAATGTAAAACATGCAAGAGGTAGTAACATGGTTCCTTGGACAAAGGATGATATTATATCAACTGAAGAGTTCTATAAAAAGATAGGACATGTTCCACCATCATTTGGTGAAAATCCTTGTAAACAAGTAGCTGTAGATTCATTAAAAGATGACTATCCAGTAGAAATATATGGAGGATGTAATGATGATGGAGCTTTAGATGATTTCATGAAAGGTCAAGAAGTTGGTAGAGTAAGAAAAAGAAAGAGATTTAATCCTCCAAAAATTTAAGTAATTAATAATTTTTAGTAAATAATAATTAAAAGTAAAGTATTATGTCAAAAGAAAACAAATCAGTAGTAGAAGTAGTAAGTGAGTTTGCATTAGTAAAGAAAATAATGGCTACATTGAAATTAGATGATGCTGGTAAAATGGATAAGTTCTTTAAAGGTGAAGTAAGAACATGTAATGATATTATTACACAGTTTAAAGCAGATATGTCTGGAGATACATTGCAACACGATATAGATCAAAGTAAATTAGACAGAGCTATTGAGGATGCTATTGAAGCAGTAGACCAAGCTTACCAAGCTGTTACACCTGAGAATATTGTTAATAATGCAGCTTGTACTAAGTTTAGTAGTGTGTATTGGGCTAATATTACTAGAGCAGAACATAGTTTAGATAGATTAACAGAAGATAAAGAAGAGGATATAAAAATGTATGAAGAAACAAAGAAAGAGAATCTAGAACAAATAGAGAAATATAACGCTAGAATAGTAAAGATTTCTAAGAAATAAAAGAATGGTTAGTAAACAGGCGTAATGCGGAATTGGTTCCAAACCCTATTATAGGTCGCTTATCCAGGTTCGAGTCCTGGGTTTACTTCGAAAAGTATTAATTAATAAAACTAAAAGATATGAGTTATACTAAAGAACAAGTAGAATCACTAATAGTTAAATTCAAAGGAGATAATTTCAAGCATTTATATATGACTATTGCTCAATTACAAGAATGGTTTACTAAAAACTTATAGATTATGAATGTGCAACAATTGATAGAACAACTTCAACAATATCCTAAGAATATGGAAGTAAAGGTTCATAATGGATTAGTTGATGATTGGCAACTGTTTAATCTTACTAGATATAGATTAGAAAGATGGGATGAGAATTTTATCTATAAAATGGCTATGCGTCAATGTTTAGATAGAGATAAGAATACTGAACTTCCTTTTAGAATTAAAAAACAAGTATGGGAATATTCAGAGTCTTGCAGTGAGAATAAGAATAAAAAGTATAAAAATATATTATTACTTACTCCTATACCAAGAGGTATAACTTCATCAGATAGATTAGGAACAATAGATTATTAATTAGAACAACATGAAAGAATTCTTTAAAATTAAGTATTATTTAACATCTTGGGAATATATATTAAAAGATTCCAGTAGATTACATTACGATAGAATATTAACAAATAAGTCTTCAAGAGGAGATCATTTGTATAGTTTTATAGTTACTAAAAGAACATGGTTAGATAGAATACCTTTCTTTAAAATAGAAGATAGAAGGTATCAAGAAGAAGTATGGTTAGCTAAAAGTAGTTATCCATTTGTATCTGGTCAAGAATTAATAGGATTTACATTCAAAGAAGATATTAGAGTATATTAAAAGATAAAATAGTTAGTTTAAATTAGGTTGTAATCCCAGAGAAGTAGTTAGCTCTGGGATTTTTACTTTAAAACAGATGATATGAAGAAACTAGATAAGAAAGAGATAGATTTTATAATAAATCTATTAAAGACAACAGGACTAGAACATGAAATAGAAGGAACAGTTGAAATTACCTTCACAGGCGTTCCAAGTGATAAAATACAAGGAGAAACTTGGATGATGAAAGGTAGTTATGCTCAAGGAACAGATAAATTAATAGCAACTGTAATAGACTTTGATCTATCTAGTTCAAAAATAGAAATACCAGATGAATTTTTAAACAGTTATGAGATATGAGAAAAGAAGTAGAAGTAGATGGAAATAATTTCATAGTTCAATATGATTTCCAACCAGAAGAAGTACCTGAAACAGGACCAGAAGCACAATATCCTGGATGTGGAGCAGGTATAACAATTGAAGGTATTATTTATAAAAGTGTAGATGTTTCGGAGATAATAGATGAGTATTTATATGATAGAATAGAAGACTTACTTTGGGAGGATCATAGATGAGGAAGGAATTCATAGTATATGATATAGAAACATATATGCATTGTTTTATCCTTGTTGCTTATAACATCAATACTAACGTAATATATGTATTTGAAATATCTAAGAGAAAGAATGAACTAAATGTGATAAAGAACTTTATCAAGACTAATAGTAACAATTACTTTGTTGGTTATAATAATATTGAGTTTGATTATCCTATAGTACATTGGATGTTAAGTCATGAAACAATAGAATCACATGATATTTATTATAAAGCTCAAGATATAATTGAAGCTGAAGTTAAATGGCATATAGTAATACCAGAGTATAAGCAAAAATGTAAACAGATAGATCTATACAAGATTCATCACTTTGATAATGCAGCTAAAAGAACAAGTTTAAAAGCATTAGAGATTGCTATGAAGATGTCTAATGTTAAAGATTTACCTTATGATATAGGTCAACCTTTAACTAATGATCAAATTGAAGAACTAATTGCATATTGTAAACATGATGTAAAAGCTACAACAATGTTCTTCTTTAAATCTAAAAATGAAATACAACTAAGATTTGATCTATCTAAAGAATATGGTTTAAATCTAATAAACCATAATGATCCTAAGATGGGAGAAGGTATATTTATGAAATACTTATCTAAGTCTACAGGAAAACCTAGGAAACACTTTGTTGAAAATAATACTCGTAGAAAGTATGTAGATTTAGATGAATGTATTTTAGATTATATCAAATTCGATACTAAACAATTTCAACTTCTAAATGATTGGTTGAAAAGGCAAAGAGTATATTATACTAAAGGCTTCTTTACAAGACTTAAACATGAAAACGTTAAAGAATTGTTACCTTATATGAATAAGAAGCTTGAGAAAGGTTTAATAAAGAATCTAAATGTAATTCATAATGGATTTCAGTATGATATAGGAACCGGAGGCTTACACGGTTGTATAAAAGCAGGTGTGCATGTTGAAACAGAAGAAGAATGTATCATTGACTATGATGTCAGTAGCTACTATCCGAATCTTGCTATAGTAAATAAATTTTATCCTGAACATTTGAATGAAACATTTTGTGACATATACAAAATGATTTATGAAATGAGAAAAGCAATACCTAAATCTGATAGTAGAAATGGTGGATTAAAATTAGCATTGAATGGTACTTTTGGTAAAGCTGGTGAAGAAAACTCTCCATTCTTTGATAATAAATTCTTATTATCTATTACTTTAAACGGTCAATTACTTTTATTAAAGTATGTAGAAATGCTAACAAAAGTTGTTCCAGATGTATTAATATTACAAGTCAATACTGATGGTGTTACTTTTAAATGTAATAGAAAATATATTGACATTGTTGATAAGATTAGTAAAGAATGGGAAACTCATACAAATTTAGAATTAGAACGTGCTTTCTATAAGAAAATGGTCATTAATAATGTAAATAACTATCAATCTGAATACACTAACGGTGATGTTAAACTTAAAGGATTATTTGAAGTAAATAAAGCTTGGCATAAAGATCATTCTATGATAATTGTACCAATAGCTTTAAAGAAATACTTTATTGATGGTATATCTATTGAAGAAACTATTAGGAATCATGATAATATTTATGACTTCTGTTTAAGACAGAAATTTAATAAAGGTTTTCAAGGAGAACTACATTCTGTAAATGGTTCAGACATATTAATAGAACCTACTCAAAAGAATACTAGATATATAATTTCTAAAACAGGTAAATACTTCTGGAAGAAGAAACTAGAAACTGGTAAACTTTCAACAATCAATGAAAGGATGAAAGTAATTGATTCTAACAATATTGATGAGACTACTTCAATATCAGATTATAATATTAATTATGATTGGTATATAAAAGAAGCTAGGAAGATACTTAATATTATAGAAGATAAACAACTAACCTTATTTTAATTATGAAAGAAGAAGAAATATTAGAGAATAATAAGTTGATTGCTGGCTGGATGGATTGTAAATACAGAGCTGATCTAAGTGGTACTATGTATAACCATGTATCAGAAACAGAATTGTTTTTACCTTCTAAAGGTATTGTTCGATTTGATACTATAGATGTAGGAAAAGGACCTATAATCAAATACCATAAATCTTGGGATTGGTTGATGGAAGTTTGGGGTAAAATTATGAGTATTGATGATTATGCTAATGTGGATGACGATTCTTCTTGGTCAGAGTTTTATATATATATACTGAAGCTGCTCAAGATGGATTATGGGCTTGTAATATATTAGATACTTACAAAGGAATCGTACAATTTATTAAATGGTATAATAAAACCAAATAACTATGAACAACTGGATAGAATTTGATAATTGGATGGAATCTGAATTTGAAGATTTAGATCCTATTTAAGTAGAGTAATTTAATAGTATTAATTTTAAAAAGACTAAAATGTCACATATAAAAAAATATAAAGTAGGAGAAATAAAAGGTATTCTGGAAAAGATTTATAATAATTCAGAACTTAGACGGAATGTAGTACCTTTGTTTATGTCTGATTCTGGATTAGGTAAGACATATATTATTGAGGAATTTATGAAAGAAAAAGGTGTTTACAAACCTCCTTTCGTGTTATCTCAGAGAATGCCTTTCGAAGTTAGTGGGATGGCAATGGTCGATAAGGATATAGATAGAATGAAATATTATGACTTTGATTTCTTATTAGACTTAAAAGATGGAGATATTCTATTTATAGATGAGACTTATAATGCAAATCCAAATACATTATCTGCATTTCTAACTTTTTTAGAAAGTAGGATAATGATTTCTGGGAAAGAATTACCTGATATAATGATTGTAGCTGCGGCTAATCCACAAGGTATGCCCATACTTACACCACAAATCAAGAGAAGATTTCTACAGTATGATATTGAATTTGATAGCAACTCATTTAATACGTTCATGTATAATAAGTATGAACTAATTAAACCTATATCAAATAAACTTTGTAGACTTATTAAGGATGAAGATTTTACCGGATATAATTTTAATACTCCTGCTGATTTAGATAAAGCTGTAGGAATGATCATCAATGATGTACCTACTCCTTATGAAACTGAGATAAAACCAATTCTCTCAACAATCATAGAGAATAAATTAGGAGGTAAAGTAGAAGATAAAGGTTTAACTGTAGAATCTAATGAAAAAATTACATGGTTAGATTTAATTAGATCTGATAAAGAGATAAGATTAGAGGGGCCGGCGAAGGAAGAAGTAACATCTAATACTGATGAAATATTAATATTAAATAAAGATAAAGAAGAGATAGGATCAATTAAAGATATAGAGGCTTTGAAAATGATGTATCATTTTGATACTGATGATATTATAGATTTGGAAAAAGGCAAAGCAGTCTACTCCTCCTCCCGCCTCACCTCCTTCCAGGGTAAATGCTGCTTTTTTCAAAAAAAAATAAATAAATAACACTAAATTATATGAAATGGAACTATTAAAAAGTAAGAAGTTTAAGTTACCTACCTTATATTACATAAGCGATAGAGAAAAAGTGAAAGACATACCTGTTGGTGTACCTTTCATCTTTGGAGAAGAAAGAAATAAAGAATATGTTATTCGATTATTAGAGTATGAGATTCTATATCAAAAAGCAGTGTCTTCTGGATTACCTTTTAATTTTAGAATGATCTTAGAAGATGAAGGTTATGATGATATGAAAGCATTCGGATATGATCATCCTGTTTTCATGGATTATGGAACAGAAGGAGGTGATTATGATATAGATACAATTGAAGTAGAAGATATTACTATGGATATTGGTGAAGAATCAATGTTCAAAGAGTATGTAAAAGATTCCGCTGCTTATTTAGATGTAACCAAGTTAAAAGACTTAAACGTATTTCCTATTTGGTTAGATGCTATAGAAACTGCTGTTCATACTAATATTCATAACTTTGCTGTGTACAATAATAATATGTACAATAAGAAGTTAGGAGGAATGTATGGTAGTTTAGAATTAACATCTCCTGATAGAAATCTAATTATTATAGATATTTCTGGAAGTATTCCTAAAGGTGTATCCTCTACTTGTTTAGCTTTAGCTAAGAATTTAGCTGAGACATTCTATGCGGATCTTCTAATAACAGGTTCTATATCAACACTTTATCAGTATGAGAACTTACATGAATTAGATATTACAACTATCTATGAAGTAAATGGGATGAATAATGATCAGATCCATTTCAAAAAGCTTCTTACAGAAACTAAGAGACATTATAGAACAGCTATAGTATTTGGTGATAATGATCATCCTGGATGGAATTGGTCTGGTGCTAAAACCATTAGTGATAAAGAGGGTAAAAAGTTATGCCAATGGGAGATAGATAAACTTATATCATTTCATACTGGAGGAGTAAAACATTTAGCAGGATATAGTAGATGGTTTAGTCCAGAAGAAACTACCAGAATTGATAACTGGGTTAAATACCTTAATTAGAATTAAAAAAGTAATAAATAAATTAGTAATCAAATTTTAAATATAAATATTATGACAATTTTCGTAACAGCAACAGAATTAGAATTAGTAGCAGGTGGATATGTATCAATCAAAGGTGAGAAAATCAACCCAGTAAGTAATGAAGAGTTTGAAACAGCACAAAAACAAGCTGAGTATATAATTACTTTAGCTGAGAAAGCTAAAGGTAAAGATCTTGTAGGTAAGAAAGCAGATACTAAAGAAAGTATTATAGCTGAGGTTGATAAAGCTCTTGCTGATAAAGCAACAGTATTTGTATCGAAACCTAAAGAAGTTAAACAAGAATTAACTGAGAAGTTAAAAGCTGAAGCATTAGCATTTATTGATTTCAAAGGAAACTCTGGTAAAACAGAGAAAATTAATGCATTCTTACAACAATTCAATATCTTAAAGGAATTTGAAGAATTTGGGTTATTCTTTGAACCTAAAGTAACTAAATTGAATAAGATTTATACACTTGATGAAGTTATTGTAGCAGTAACAGAAGTAATTGATATTTTAGACTAATTAAACTAATTTTTAACAAACCAAAGCCGGGTATATCTATATCCGGCTTTTTAATTTAATTAATGATGGAAAATAACAACTTAGAAGTAGCCCTAACCAAAGAAATATGTTTTATCTGTGGCAATGAAGTAGATGGTCCTATAGTTATGAATAAAATTTTAACTAAAGAACATGCAGATCAAGCTAAAAAGTGCCATAATAAAGTTATAGGTTTTACAGAAGAACCTTGTAATGAATGTAAAAAGAACATGGAAAAAGCATTCATGATTATAGGGTTTGATGAGGATAAATCTGACTTAACTAATTTACCAGAAGGGTTTTATAGAACTGGTGCTATTATAGGAGTTAAGAAAGATATACCACTAGTTCAAGAATTTATCAAAGAACAACAACCACAAGCAATAGAAAAAGGATATATATTTATGCCAGAATTAGTAATGGCTCAACTAAACTTAATTTAATTAATATGAAAAAGCAAATAGAAGCAGTAATAGAATATTTAAAAGAACAACCTATTAAAGGAGTAATAACTGGTAGTTGTCTACTAGGAGAATATTGGTCGGGGATGGACGTAGATTGCTTTGTATATGATGAGAAGTCATTTAATAAAGTACTATTCGCAATGCATCATAATCCTATGTTTCAGATACTTGATCCTTTGGAATTATGGAAATTCAACCAATTCATTAATAAAAATGGTGATCCTTTTAGTAAGCATGGAGTACTTACAATCAAATTTACTTACAATACAACCATACCTGTAAACATAATACTTAAAAGATCTTGTTATAATATATTTTCTGTATTATCTAGTTTTGATTTTAATCTAATATCAATTGGTTACGATATAGAAACTAAACAGACATTAGATCTATCTGAAGATTCTATAAAAACTAAAGTCGTAGGTTTTAATAAATGGAATACTTCTTTCTATGATCCAACTTTATGGAAGATGAATAGAATGTTGAGACAACTTGATAGGGCTTTCAAGTACTATAGAAGAGGCTTTGACACTGATAATGTAGTACTTAAGTACATTGAACTGATTGATAAGATTCAAGCAACAACAGATATATTTAATTCAGAGAATTATAGTGCTAAACTTAAAATCAATAAGAATAACACTAAGATCATAAGAAAGATCTGTGAAGTATGGTTAGATACTCATGAAATAACTGATAAAGAAATTGAATTACTAAAAGAAAAACTTAGAGAAATATAATCATGGGAGAAGAAAAAGTATTTACAATTAAAGACTTATTGAATAGTCTTCAAAATCCAGATAAAGTTACATTACCTAATACTTCTGAAACATGGAACAGAATAGGTAAAAAAGATTCATTCGATGAATTAGGGTTAGAACCTTCTGAATTAGAGACATTTTTAAAGGAATGGACAGCCGATAACGATTACGATTCCCTGACCTAATATTAAAATATTTTTGTATATTTGCATTTATTATAAAATATAAATATATGAATTGTAAATTAGGTGTAGTTTATATGATTATTAGTCCTACTAATAGAATATATATTGGCTCGACTATAAATTTAAAAAAGAGAATAAGTACTTATAAAAATAACAATAACAATGGACAAATAAAAATTTATAACTCTATTAGAAAACATGGCTGGGTTAATCATAAATTAAAAATTATTTGGAGTGGCAATCCGCACAAGAAGCGGAGAAGGAGGAAGGATTTAACGGGAGTCATATTAGAAGTTGTTGTAGAGGTAAACGGAAAACGCATAAAAAGTTTAAATGGAGAAATAAATAAAGTGACTAACTAAAAAGATAAAAGATGAATAAGATACAGAAATTTATAGAAGATAATTGTTTAGATTTAGAAGGAATAAATGATACAGCTACTAGTATAGACAGTGGTGTTAATGGGACACTTATAATAATAGCAGGATTTGCCTGTCATTTAGGTCTAGAAACTTATACAGAAGTATCGGAGCAAGTAGAAGAAGATGGTCTATATGATTTAACAAGTGTAATATCTACTGAATTAGAAAGGGTATTTGATTATGCTGAAAATAATGGTTATGATATATGGTGGCAAACTACAGAAGCTCATGATCAGTATATCTTTTAGATATGAAGAGCTTCTTAGTACGTAACAAAGTACCGATAATTAAATGGACACATTTACCTGATAATATCTATTATGAAGGAGAAATTCCAGAAGGATTTGATCTTGCAGTATGTCCTTCAGAAGGATATATAGTAGTAGATATAGATAGACATGGAGATAAGAATGGATTTGATCATGTCCCAGAAGAATTAGAATGGGAATTATATTCAACTCTTAGTTATCCTACTAAAAATAAAGGATTACATTGCTGGTTCAAATATACTGGTAATGTAAATCTAGCTAATAAACCAAGTGGTATCGGAATTGATTTGAGAACGTCACGTGGATACGTGGTGTTTTATCCAAGAGATGATTTTAGAAAACACATACATGAAATAAAAGAAAGTTCAGAAGAAATGAATGAATGGTTAGAAATGCTATTCTATGGTAAATCACTAAATAGAAAGAAATGATATTATATAAAAGTGATCAAAAACAACGAATAAGAACATTAGAGATTATAGCTCTTAATGGGAGACTAATTCAAATCTCTGGACTAATCAATGGAAAGAAGGTAGAGAATAGTAAATTATGTAAGCCTAAAAATATAGGTAAAAGTAATTCTACAAGTTCAATTACACAAGCTTTTATTGAAGCAGATGCTTTGGTGACTAAAAAGCTGTCAGAAGGTTATTTTAAAACTATTGATGATGCTAGACTTACAGAAGTAATACTTCCAATGTTAGCTAAAGAATATGGTAAGGAACAACATAAGATTGATTGGTCCAAACCTGTCTTCGTACAGCCAAAATTAGATGGTATGAGGGCATTATCTTTATCAGATGATAATCTTATATCAAGAAAGAATAAATCTATCAATACACTAGCTCATTTACAGTCAGAAATTAGTGAACTAAGAAGATTAGGTATTGATATTCCAGATGGAGAAGTATATGCTCATGGTTTAACGTTCCAAGAGAATATGAAGTTGATTAAGAAGTACAGACCTGGGGAGACAGAGAAAGTTTGTTATCATATTTATGATCACATTAATTCTCTTACTTTTAAAGAGAGATTTGATATACTTCAATTAGCTTTTATGGGGACTACTTTTAAGTATTTAGAATTAGTGAAAACCTTTCAAATATTCTCAGAAGAACAGTTGAAAAAGTTTCATAGACAATTCCTAGCAGAAGGATATGAAGGTACTATAATTAGACATGGTGATGAGCCTTATAAGGTAAATGGTAGAAGTTCTAATCTATTAAAGTATAAAGACTTTAAGGATATGGATGCTGAAGTAATAGATGTAGTTCCTTCTGACGCTAGACCTGAACAAGGAGTAATTGTATGTAAAGGATTTAAAGCTAATCTAAAATTCTCTCATAAGGAAAGAGAAGAAATACTAACTAATAAAAAGGATTATATTGGGAAAATAGCAAATATTAGATATTTTGAGATGACAGATGAAAAAGTCCCGAGATTCCCAGTATGTATTGGTTTTCATGAAGATAGATAACTAAAAAGAGAGATATGAGTACAACATTTGCAGTAAAAGTTCCTTCACTATACGATGAAGAAGTAATTGAAGAAATAGATGTAGCATTTAGAAGTAATTATATTAGATGGGAAAATCCATTAGCTCAATTACTTCCAGATGAGACAGAAGTTATTCCTACAGATAATTCCGCACAAGGGATCTATACTATAGGTGATATTAAAAAGAAAATGAATGAAACAAAGTAAACTATTAAACATTGACATGACGGAATTTGATATGTCCCGTTATGTTAAACAATTAAGAGGTATTGTAAAATGGAAGAGAAATAAAGGACGTGGATTGTTAAATTTTAATGTTGGAAGTGGAAAGACTCTATGTGGTATAATTGCTCATAAAAAGATGCAACAAAAGGATAAAAATAGATCAACAATTGTTGTAGTACCTACACAGCCTTTATTAGAACAATGGAATAAAGAGATTAAAACATTCAGCTTAACTAAGATAAAAGTTTATATTATAAACACTGCTTTAAAAGCTGATCTATCATGTAATTTACTGATCTTAGATGAGGTACATCTATTTTGCTCAAATGAAAGGATTAAGATCCTAAATCTAAAACATAATTGGTGTCTTGGGTTAACTGGTACTCCTTTCAGGAAAGATGGATTAGAAAGTAGAATGTTAGGCTATATTCCTATAGTCGATACTATTAAGTTTGATGATAGTGTAAAGTTAGGTTATGTTGAGGATGTTCAGATATATAACTTAGCTATTCCTTTATCTAAAGGAGATAACTATAAGTTGAAAGGTTTTAACATTAAATTTATAGAGGCTCTAAAGTTCTTTGATGACTTTCAAATGATGATGGCTTGCATAAATAAGAATAATGCACAAAAGTATTCAGAAAAGTACTCTGGATCAGATTATATTGATCCTAAACTTATTCAGATTACAGCTCTTAATGGAAATAGAGCTATGCAGATGAGAAAGAAGCTGTTAAATATTAGTGAAGCTAAGTTACAAGGAGTAATTGATATTCTAAACACATTTGATGAAAGAGTATTGACCTTTGGATTAGATACTTCCTTTTCTGATAAGATAACTGAAGCATTTCCTAAAGAAGCTATAAGCTATCATACTAATGTAGAACCTATAATAATTAAACAAAAGAAAGAGAAACTATATAAAACAGAAATAGCTGCAAAGAGAAACAAAGAAAAGATACCCTACTCTAAGATAAAAGAGACAAAGGACGGTTTTTTACTAACATGGAATGTGGATAGGAAGTTACCTAGTAAAGATGCTTTAGAATATATTCTAACTAAATTTAAAGATTATAGAGCTAATCTTAGGATTATTAATACAGCACTAAAACTGAAACAAGGCGTAAGTATTAATGAACTGGGATTGGTTATTATAACATCTAGACATGGTAGTTGGAATGATTTTGAACAGATATTAGGAAGAGCTTGTAGATTGTATGAAGGAAAGCGTCCTAAGTTAATTAATTTATATCATCCTGGAACACAGGATGAGAAGTGGTTGCGTGAGGCAACAAAAAACTTTAAAGATAAAATCAAATGGATAACTAACATAAAAGAAATAGAATGATATACACGAGAGTTACAGACCTAGAACTCTGTAAGAAACATAATATTACACCTAACCATCTACTAATGATTAAATTATATGTAGATGATCCATCTGTAACAGAAGAAAAGACTGCTGATGCGGAATTTATGAAGAATTTATATGCTTTTTCTAAGATATTTGGATGGGATATGACTAAACAAAGGTTATCTAAAGAGGAAGTAGAGGCTAAAGATAAATTCTTAGTAGAGATTGTAGGAGAACTAATTGATAAAGAGATATTAGTTCAACCTGAAACACCTGTTAGATATAAAGCAAGTCTAGATACTTTTGAAATTAACTTTGATTTCTTACAAGATTTCACAGTTAATGTACATGAAATGCCAGAAGAGTTATTTGAAGCCTATCCTAGTCTATTTGGAAACAACTATCCGGCTAGAGGAGTTACTGTGGAACAATTTGGAGTTAAATATTTAAAGCATATAAATAATGATAGAAAGAAACATGAAGAGATCATTGAATTAGTCTTATGGGCTAAAGAGAATAAGAAGATTATGTTTAAATTAGAGACTTTTGTAAACACTAAAGGCTGGGAAAGTTTAGAAGAATTAAGAGAGGAAGGAGGATCAATTGGCTTCAGCGCAGAACTTGTCTAAACTATTCCCACCCACAACTCATATTAGAGATGTAGTTGATGAAGCTTATGCTTATGTGAAAGGTAGAGCCGATGGAACCATTGTATCTGCTAAAACTAAATTTAACTTATTTAATAATAAGTTAATGGGTGGACCAGAATTAAATACAATCTTAACTCTTTCAGCAATGTCTGGAGCAGGTAAAACTACTATGGCTAAAGAATTAAGACATTCAATAGCTAAGTTGAATCCTAATATGAAGTTGAAACAGATTGTCTTTAACTTCGAAATGATAATGATCTCTCAAATTAATAGAGAGGTTGTTACCCAATCTAAGATTAAGATGCAGGATTTATATTCAGTTGAAAAGATTTTAGAAGATACCACTATAGAAGAGTTAAAGAAGTATTATGATGAGTTAAGAAAGGAAGATATACATTTAGTAGATGTTCCTGTCTCTGCTGAAATATTAGTAGCTATGCTTTATGACTTTTGGGAAAGAGAATGTAAAGAAGGTGGTTATACTATGATCTATGAAATAGACAACTTAATGTTATTAGACGGATCTAATGAAAAAGAAAAGATAGATGCTGCTAATTATGGTTTAGTTAAACTTAAAAAGCAAATTGAATCAGAAGGAGGATCATCCATTGGGATAGTATTAACTCAAATGAATAGAAATATTGAAGGTGTAGAAAGATTAAATACTCCAGAATTACATAAACCTATGGCTTCTGATTTAATGGCTGCAAGTTCTACTAATTTCTGTTCAGACTATATTATCTTTGTACATGTTCCAGCTAAATTAGGATTAAAATCTTATACTCATTTAAAATTACCTACTAAAGTTATTTATCCAGGTGGAGCTCAAGTAGATATGGCTTATTTAGAGTTAGTAAAGAATAGATCTGGAGAACCTAATCTAACTTTTGCTCTACACAATCGTATGAAATACTTCTCATTTAATGAAATGGGTGTAAATGAGAAGAAATCTATTTACGGTAAGGAGATAAAGAAAGATGAAAAAACAAAATTACCAATAATTAAATTAGATAAATAAAGAGTAATATGGAATTACCAACGAAAGTAAGAAAAGCAGAATTAGTTAGTCCAGCATCAATATTAATATATGCTCCACCTAAAATTGGAAAAACTACCATTGTAAGTCAATTACCTAATAACCTAATCCTTGAATTGGAACCTAATGGTGCTAAGTTTGTAGATGCTATGGTGTTAGAATTGGACAAGCCTTCTAAATTTAATGAAGCATTGACCTCCATCGAAGCTGCAAATAAAGAAAAAGGAGGATTTGTATATGACTATATTACTGTAGATACTATTACAGTATTAGATGAGTGGGCTGAAATCACAGGTACATATAGATATATGAAGAAACCTCAAGGACAAAAATTTAATAGAGTTGATGAGAAAAAGGGAGGTAAATTAATATATCACAACGAAGGTAGTTTTGAATCAGTACATGAACTTCCAAATGGTTTTGGATATAAGCATAGTAGGGATGAGATGGTAGACTGGTTTTATAGACTATTAAAATTAGCTCCACATATCATTTTAATAGCCCATGTCAAGGATAAAATGGTTGAAAGTAAGAAGACCGGAGACACTGTAGAAGTTAAAGATATTAACCTTACTGGTAAAGTAAAATCAATATTTTGTTCTAAGGTTGATTCTGTAGCTTTATTAGAAAAATCTGAAGGAAAAGGCTATTTAAACTTTGCTAATGAAAATAATAAAGTAGCAGGAGGTAGATGTTTACATCTTGACGGTAGATTACTTATCTCTGAGAAATTAGAAGATAAAAGCATTAAAACATTTTGGGAAAATATTTATATTGATAATAAATAACCTTCAACTGGAACAAAATATTTATTTAATAAAACAAGAGAGGTGAAAGTCCTCTCACATTTTTAAACAACTAAAATAAAAGATATGATTTTTGAAGTAAAAGATTTCTCAGGTTCAATAGTAGTTTCAGGAAAAGCAGTTGTAACCTTAGATGACGCAAGTCATAAAGTAATAATTTTTAATAAAAAGAATAAACCAACAGAAAATAAGAAGAAAGCTATTATCCCAATCCCTTTACCACTTGAAACTATAGAAGTAGATAGAGTAATAGATCATACTATAGAAGATCCGCAGCCAAATTCAAAACCTATATCATTGAAAAAGGGGATATATACTTATAAATACTCTTCTTTACTTTCTGCTGCCTGTGGTTTAGGTCTTGTTTATCATAGACTAGTACTTGCTGTAAAAAATGGAGATAAAGAGATAGAAGGATATACAATTATAAAATAAATAACAAATAATTATGTAAGGAGATAAATTCTCCTTACTTTTACAAACTTTTAATAATAAATATATAATATGAAATTACAAGAATTAGCTAAATTATCAATCGGAATCGTAGCAAATCAAGCAGCAATAACTATTGGAACAGGAAACAAAGTAACATTATCTAATGAAGTAGCAAAAACAAGACTTGGTTATAAAGAAGGAGATGTTTTATACATTGATAGATTAGTTAGAGATGAAGAGACTTATGATGTAATTGCTTGTTTACCTCCTGTAGAAGGAATTAAAACATTTGCTTTTAATAAAGGAGTATTATCTTTTGGAGATAAGTTATTAGCTGAGACATTAGGGGGTTTTGGTGCTGAATGGAATGTAGTAACTTTATTTGATACTATTGAATTAGAAGATAGAAATTGTTCATTACTAATTATAGAACAAAGAGAAGTAATTCTACCTACTAAAGTTGAGCCTATTATAGAGAAAGTAATTGAAGTAGTAGAAACTCCTAAAGTAACTCCTAAAGTAACACCTACTATTGAAATCAAACCAGTGGAGCCTAAGATTATTACAAATACTGAACCTAAATATGGTGAAGAAGAGTTTGAGTCAGAAGCTCCTGAATTAGAAGGAACTCCTCAAGGACCATTTGGTAATTTAGTAAAATAAGAATAAATAATAAAATATAATAATAATAATAAATTAAAATAAGACATATGTTTAATACAGAAGTAATTGCAGAGAAAAAACAATATACAGGAATAGCACCATGTAAAGTATTAGCTATTAATCCTAGTGGACAATGGTTAAAAGAAAATGGTTTTAGACGTGATGATACAGATTTAGATTATAGTTATGACTTTGGTAATGATAATTCTGGTACAAAGGTTATGATCTTTGTAGAAGGAATAGAAGATAAGAATGTTAGAGGTCAAGTAGACTTCTTAATATCAGCTAATGGTCAAGTAGCTAAATCAGGTAAGAATCTATATATAGATACTTATGGTAATAGTTCATGGGCAGAAAGCTTAGATGATGTACCAGAATGGTTTAAGAAAGATTCGGCAATTCATGGATCTAAAGGATTAGAAAATCTAATTAAATTTATTAGAACTTGGGCAAGAATTGATAGAGAGAATGCAGTTTCTTTTGATTTAGCTAAAGTAATGACAGGTAATATGTTAGATTTACAAGCTTTACCTAGTCAATCAGAGGCTATTTCTAAAGCACAAAAAGGATATGTATTTGGTATTCAATTAATGTTTGGAGTAAATGATAAGGGATATTCAACTATCTATAATCAAGCATTTGTTAGAATAGATTCTAAGAATGTAAAACATTTAAAGACTGCTATTGAAGGTGAATATACTTTATTTAAAGCAGACTATCAAAAATCATTGAACTTCAAAGAATATGTTCCTTCATTAGATGTAGAAACACCTACTCCAGATGCTGAACCTAATAATAGCGATAGTGATATTGGATTGCCTGATATTGCTAATAATGGAGATGATTTACCGTTCTAGTAACTAATTAATAATCAATAACTTACAACCTTATCCTTAATTGGATAAGGTTTTTTATTTTTAATATGAATCCATTCTTAGAATCAATAATTACTAAAGACTTTATACTTTCAAGTTTATCTCAAGAACAGATATTTGAAAAGTATTTAGGAATAAGTGTGGAATATAATAAATTACAAAGATCTGGATTAAGAAAAGATCCTAAACCTTCTGTAGCATTTAAAAAGATGATAGGAGGTGATATTATTTGCAGTGATTTTGGTGATGCTAGGATTAAAGGAGATTGTTTTAATCTTGTAGCAGCTATTCATAGATGTGAATATAAAGACACCTATAAAATTATAGCAAATGATTTTAATATTATTGACACACAGATTACACCACAATCAATTAAAAAGATCTATAAATCAGAAATACTAAAAGATTCAAAAGAAAAAGAAGTAGTTCCTATACAAATTAAGAAAAGGGAATGGTCTAAACAAGACATAGACTTTTGGAGACAATACGGTATTTCACTAAAAACACTAAGAAAATTTAATGTATTTCCTATATCACATTATTGGTACAATGATAATATAAGAACCTGTAGATCAATGAGTTTTGCTTATTTCTTCTATACTTTCTGTTATAAAATCTATTCTCCTTTGGAGAAAGTTTATAGGTTTATTAACAATAGTACTAGAATACAAGGATATGGACAACTCCCAGATAAAGGAGAATTATTGATAATTACTAAATCCTTAAAAGATGTAATGGTTTTGTATGAATTTGGTATAACCTCTGTATCATTACAAGCGGAGGGGAATATGTTGAATCAAGAATACTATGATGATCTATCTTCGAGATTTGATAAGATTATCAGTTTCTATGATTACGATTATCAGGGTATTTCTGGATCTGGAAATTTAAAAAGAAGATATGGAATACCAAGAATAATGTTAAGTAATGGGAAGTATAATACTAAAGATTACGGAGCTAAGGACATATCAGATTATTATTTAGCTTTTGGTAAAGAAAAAACACAGTTATTAATTAATAAATTTAAAGAGAATGAGTTTTGATCCTCAAGAAGGAGAATATGAAGATCATGAACTAATTAGAAGATCTGATTTTGAAATAGAAGAATGTTATTCAGCAATATGTCCTAATTGTCAAGGATATATTATGGTGAACCAAAGACCAACAGGAAAGGAGATAATATGTCCTAATTGTAATATAGTATTAACCTTATTAGATTGTTAACATGGTAGAAGAAATAAAGTTTAAGTCCGATGAGGAGCTTTATTTTTCATGGTATTTAGAAGAACTACAAGAAGCAGGTTATATTGAATCTTGGGGATATGAAATCTCTAAGTTTCAATTGACAGAACCTCATTCAAGGAAGTATCTAAAACAAATGAAAACTAAAGTTAAAGAGGAAGATGAGTTTCTATTACATGGAAGTTCTATCACTGCTGATTTTACTATAGACTGGAGTAAAAAAGCTTTAAATGTATTTGTGGCAGATAGTTCTATTCCCGTTGTAAAAATTAAAGAACTTCCTTTTAGATTAGGAGAAGAAGGTTGGGAGGATTTTCTTATATCTTACATAGAAGTCAAGCCTATAGTAGAAATACAGAATTCCTCAGTAAGTTTCCCTTATAAACAGAAGTTCTGTTTAGATAGACATGGAATCTATATCCAAAAGATAAAACCTTTTGATACTAAAAAGAAATGTTTATTTTCAGATACATTCTTTCCTAAGAAAGTATTAGAATGCCAGAAATATAAAGTCAATTGTAAAGGAGGAAAAATTGGTGAGTCGAAAATTAAACATAAAATAGTAAGAACACTTAAAGAATTTGTAGATGAAATATGAAATAGATGAGCTAGCTAAAGATGTAGCTTGTAAATTAAGTTCTATACTTGATAAGGAAGTACAAAGTAAAATTCAAAGTATAGATAAATATAAACAGGCATACGAACAATTAGTACAACATATAAAAGATCAGACACTAAGTTATAAAGAAGCACATGAATATTTCAAAGAAACAAACATGTATATGAACATGGTTGAGTATGAAGGTGGGAGATTAACTTTGGAAGGAGTTCTAACAGAGATTGAAGAGATTGATAAATATACACTTGATATAAAAGAAAATGAAAGATAATATTAAAGTACCAAAGAAAGAATATAAAAGACCTTTAACAGGTGAAGAAGCAGCATTCCCCATAAATACCAGAGATGGTAAATGGAATCCGGGAATGAGTACTACATTGTATATTGTAACTCAATTATTGGCGAGTGAAAATTATATAATGGGAGGAAGCACTAAAGAAATGGTTGAAGATGCTTATAATATAGCAGACGAAATAATAAAACAAGAAAATGAAAGAAGCTAAAGAGTATTTAAAATACAGATTTCAAGAGTATGATCCTGTAAGTCAAAAATCAATTTATAATGATGAAGGAGCAATTGAAGCCATACAAGAAGCACAAAAAGAAGCTGTAGAATATGCTTTGAAAATGGCTGCTAGTAATGCTGAAGTAGAGGAAGAACTTGGGAACATGTTTGATCCTGAGTCTATTTATTACATTGTAGATGAAGATTCAATACTAAAACTAAAAGATAAAATATTTAAGGAGATGGGAATAGATGAGTAAAGAAAGAGAAATAATAAAAGGATTCACAGAAGAAGAGATTCATGAATTGATGTATGATGATACTCTTGATTATGGCTCTGTGAAACATACCATAACATCATGTGATGAAGAAGATGGGGGTGCTGATAACTATTTAGTGATACAAAGAAAATCAGATAAGAAATATTTTCATGCACAATTTACAGATTGGGAATACAAACCAGATGGTCATAGTGAGACTGATGATGATAATGCTGTTTTAGTAGAATTTGAAGAGTGCTTTCCTAAACAAATAACTATAACTGAATATGTGTAAAAAGAAGATTTTATTAATAGATGCCGACTATATAGCCTACAAACACAAAGCAGAAGATATTCTGGAAGAAGCTATAAAGAAAGTAGATGAACATATAGCTTGGATATTAGAGTTTAGTGATGCTGATGGATATGCTATGTTTATTAGTGAAGGTAAATATTTTAGGTTTGATCTAGCAACTAAGAAAGGAGACTTCCAAAGCTCATATAAAGCTAATAGAGGACCTTCAAAACAGCCTTGGATAAAAACTATTAAAGAGTATTTAAAGTCTAAATATAAGGCTAAAAACTGTTATGGTGCTGAAGCTGATGATTTAGTTGTGTATTTCAAGAATCAAGATTTACGTTATTGTTATCACTCTAAAGAGCACATCTGTAATCTAGAAGAGTCTAAGCAGTATGACGGTATTAAAATAGAAGAAGTAGAAACTACAATTGTAGCCTGTGATAAAGATGTAATTGGAAATACTGTTGGTAAACATATCAACCCTAATAAAAAGAATGAAGCTGGTATGTGGGAAACTGTTTGGATTGAGACTAATTTACGAGAGGCTAGAAATCATTTCTGGACCCAAATGATTATTGGTGATACAGTCGATGGTATTAAAGGTATTGAAGGAAAAGGTAAAGTATTTGCTGCTAAACTATTCATGGAAGAATTAAGTGACATAGGCGAGAGAACTATAGAAGATGCTTATCGAACTGCTACATTAAATGCTTACATTGATAAATATGGAGAATCTAAAGGAATCTATGAATTTCAAAAGAATTATAGATTATTAAAGATGTTAGAAACTGATGAAGAGTGGCTTAGAGAAATTGGTTACATTCCTGTATTAGATAATGTAAACTTTATAGAAAAAGAAACCGTAAACGATGAACAATTAAAATTAGAATTTTAAAATATGGATATAAATAATGAAATATTATCGGACGTAACAGTCCATATGAAATATGCTAAATATACTCCTTCTGAGGAAAGAAGAGAGACTTGGGGGGAATTAGTAGATAGGAATAAATATATGCATTTGAATAAGTTCCCAGAGCAAGTAGAAAGAATTAATTGGGCCTATCAGTTTGTATATGATAAGAAGGTTTTACCTTCAATGAGAAGTATGCAATTTGCAGGTTTAGCTTCAGAAATAAATCCAGCAAGACTATTTAATTGTAGTTTTATGGCTATGAATGACATTAAGGTCTTTCAAGAGTTAATGTTCTTACTTTTGAGTGGATGTGGTGTTGGAATTTCGGTACAAAAACATCATGTAGAACAATTACCTGAGATACATAAACCAACAGGAGAAAGAAAGAGAAGATATGTTATCGGAGATTCTATTGTAGGATGGGCAGATGCTATTAAAGCATTAATGAAGTCTTACTTTGGAATTAAGAATATATCTTTAGAATTTGATTATTCTGATATTAGACCTAAGGGTGCAATGCTTATTACTTCTGGGGGAAATGCACCTGGACCAGACCCATTAAGAAAATGCATTTCTAATATTAAATTGATTTTAGATGCTAAACCTAATGGTACGAAACTATCTACTACTGAAGTATTCGATGTTGCGTGCCACGTGGCTGACGCAGTATTATCAGGAGGCATAAGACGAGCAGCATTGATTACTTTATTTACTGTCAATGATGAAAAGATGTTGAATAGTAAAGTGGGTAATTGGTGGGAACAAAATCCACAAAGAGGACGTTCTAATAATTCTGCTGTACTTGTAAGATCTAGAATAACTGAAGATAAATTCTATGAAGTATGGGAAAGAGTAAAGAATAGTGGATCAGGAGAGCCTGGATTTTCTTTTACTAATAATCCTGAAATGGGATACAATCCGTGTCACGAAATAAGTTTACGAGACATGCAATTCTGTAATCTAACAGAAATAAATGTTTCAGATGTCGATACACAAGAAGAATTTAATAATAGAGCTAAAGCAGCTACTATATTAGGTACTTTACAAGCAGCCTATACAAACTTTCATTATCTAAGAGACGATTGGAAGAGGAATACTGAGAAAGATGCTTTATTAGGTGTGAGTATGACAGGTGTAGCTTCTATGAATATTTTTAATTTAGATGTAAAAGAAGCAGCTTTAATCACGGTTAAAGAGAATGAAGTACTAGCAGACGAATTGGGAATTAACAGAGCTAAAAGGATTACTACCTTAAAACCAGCAGGTACAACCTCTTTAGTCTTTGGGACTAGTTCGGGTGTACATGCTTGGCATGATGAGTATTATATTAGAAGAATCAGAGTTAATAAGGCCGAAGCAATTTATTCTTATTTAGCTATATATCATCCTGAGCTAATAGAGGACGATGTATCAGCTCCAGATACAACAGCAGTAATCCAAGTACCTCAAAAAGCACCGGAGAATGCTGTAACAAGAAAAGAAAGTGCTATTGATTTATTAGAAAGAGTTAAAACTGTTACTACCGATTGGGTAAATGTTGGCTACAAAGATGGATATAATCAACATAACGTTTCTTGTACAGCCTCTATAAAAAATGATGAGTGGGATGAAGTAGGTGAATGGATGTGGGAAAATAGAGAGGTTTATAGCGGAATATCTGTATTACCTTATTCAGACCATACTTACAAACAGGCTCCTTTTGAATCTTGTACTAAAGAGGAGTATGAAGAATTATCTAAATCTCTAGTTAATATAGACTTAACTAAAGTGATAGAAACTTCTGACAATACAAATCTTAATGAGCAAGCAGCTTGTAGTGGTGGAAAAGGTTGTGAAATATGACAACACTAACATTATTACTAATAATATGTCTTATATTTGGGTTTATAGAATATATAAATCCAAATATAGACCCTACAAGAGAGGGAGTTTACTATTTATATTATACAATTAACAATAAAAGAAAAACAATTAGAATATGGAAAAAGAGAGTAAATTAGTTTTAAAAGAAACAGGAAAAGAAGTAAAATTAGGTAGTAAATTACATGTAAATGGAGTAAGAGTTAATTTAACTAAAACATTTGTAAAAGAGAATAGTAGTTTATTTGAAGAAGTAGATAGTAAACAAGAATTATTAGCAGAAGCTAAGAAGAAATTTCCTATTGGGACTATCTACTTATCCCCCTTAGGTAATTTTAAAAGAGTAGTTGTTGGTAATTCACATATAACATCTAATGGAGATGTAGCTGATGGAGGGTATATTATATATAATAAAGATAAGGATAAATGGGCAACACCTATATTACCCTTATTCAAATCTGTTGATGGAGTAGATGTGTATGAAGGGGATGAATATTGGTTTATTCAGACTAAAATATATATAGACCGTGAAAAAGGTATACACTCTTTAGAACCTTGGGAAATATTTCATTCTTCGAAAGGAGTATATACAGGGAACACAGATATCAAAAGATTTAGTGAAAGATCAGAAGCAGAAGCTTGGTTAGAAGATAATAAACCTGAAAAGACTTTAGCTGATTATGAATTACCTTTACTAACTCATACAACACCTTTATATGTTGAGATGAAAGTTAAAGAGCCTAAATTATATTGGTATAAAGTTATGTTACTAATACAAGAAGATTTAGGTAAGGGTGAATACTTTGTTTTAAAATGTCAAACTGTAGAAATGTATGATGCTAAATTTTCAGGTATTACAGATATAGGATTCAAATCCAGTGAAATAGCTTGGAAAGTAATCGAATTAATGGGAGATAAATTAGAATTATTCAAATAAACTAAATAGGGCTTCTTAATTGAAGTCCTATATTTAATTACTAAAAATAGAGTATGAAGATAGAAGTAACACCCTTTTGTGATTTATCTGCAATGTGGTCTAAAGTACTAAGAGACTCCAGAAGAACAGTAGGTAAAGATGATTTATTAAAAGAACCTAGTCAAAATTTTAAGAATTCTATTATGAGAAGTAGACATTCTCCTATTAGAAAACTAAAGTTTGAAATCTTTATAGAAGAAGTACCTGCATTTGTATCCCAACAGTTTAGTAGACATCATATAGCATTAGCTTCAGATCCTACATCTAGTTTTGCAGAACCCATACATCCTACAGATGTAGAGCATTTTGTTCAGACATCAAGAGCTGACAGGACAGGAATAAAAAGAAGTGAAAGAAAGCAAACGGATATGGTTTCCTATAACTTTGAGGCAAATGCTCAAGGATTGTTAGATGCTTCTAAAAAAAGATTATGTTTAGCGTCTGATCCACAGGCTGTAAAGTATTGGTCTGAAGTTAAAATACAATTAGCCAAAATATGTCCAGAAGTAGCTGTAAAAATGCAACCAGAATGTGTATGTGTTGGTTTTTGCCCAGAAGATCCCAATTTAGTGAAATGTAGATATACTAAAACTAAACAATATGAAAAATTAAGAGAGGAGTATATACGCTAATGAAGAAAAAGATAAAGATTAAGAATGACAAATTACCTATAGAAACTCATGGTAATTGGTATGATCTAAAAGCTACTGAAACTACTATATTAAAAGCTCCTCATTTAGAGGAGAGTGGTAGGATAGTATTTAATAATGCTTTATTGAAATTGAATCTATCAATTGATTTACCTAAATGGTATGAGATACATATAGAACCAAGATCAAGTGCTTTTAAAGAGTTCGGGATTATGATGGTCAATTCAGGAAAAGGAGTAGTTGATGGTCCTGATAATGATACTAAAGGATATATAGGTGATGGAGATGTTGTAAGATTTCATGCATTACCTTTTAGGAATCTAACAGTTATTAGAGGTGATAGAATTGCACAGTTTAAAATAGTTTTAAATCAAAAAGCTCCTTGGTGGGTTAAAATGAGAGATTTATTTTATTCTGGTTTTGAATTTGAAGTAGTAGATATACTACATAATAAAAATAGAGGAGGACACGGTACAAGTGGTAGAAATTGAGATTAAAGGAGAACTAAGAAACCCTGATGATATATTTGATAATTGTACAGACACTATAGAATGTATTAAAGTAGCTCAAAAGAATGCTATAGAAGTATTCTCAAAGAGTTTACCTCATACTAAGTGGAATGACATTGATGCTAATAACAGGGAGAAACTACAGTTAAAAATGAATAAACTAATAGATGAATCATGAGTGAAACATTAGATAAACAGATAGGAGGAGACCATTATAAAAAGGGAGGAATACAACCTATAGAATATATTACTTCCAATGACTTAGGTTTTTGTGAAGGTAATGTGGTTAAATATATCAGTAGACATGAAAAGAAGAATGGCTTAGAAGATTTAGAAAAAGCCAAACATTACATTGAGTTATTAATAGATTTAAAATATAAAAACAAATAGAATATGTATTTCGATATTAAAATAAGACAAGTAGTAGATGATAAAGCTAAAGTAAATCCTTATATCATACAATGTGATATAATAGAAGAAGTATTTACTATATTAGCAGCCCATGAAGATTTTAAAGATATTGAGTATACAGTAGTACATCTGAGTGAGGCTAAGTATATTAGTGATTATGTTGCTGAAGAATGTGGCTATTATTGGAAAGTAGAGCTAGTTTTTGAAACTATAGATGGAAAAGACAATAAAGAGCTTTATGTAGTTGAAGGTGAACATATGAATAAAGTCAGAGATAAATTAATTGAATCTGTTGAAGGATGTAGTATCGAAAACTTTAAAAAACATGATGAGTTAAAAATACTTGAGATTATTTAAAAACAAAGGGAGGGCTAACGCCTTCCCTTTTTAATGTTCTCGATTACTTTTTAACATTTAAACTATAAGGCTCGAAGTATAAAGTAGAGCCATCACTCATTTTAATCCAGTTTGTAATAGTAACTCTTTGGTGATCTTCTCCTGAGTCTTGCAAAGCATTTTCCATATCAAGATTAAATTGTGCTTGACTAATACTTCCCATCTCTCCATCACCTTTTAGATCGTATTCTGTAGAACTCCAACCATAAGAAGTCAGATTATCATATCCTATAAATGGGTTAGCTGTATCCATGAAATCCATAGCATCTGAACCATATCCTGCAATATCCTGCATAACAGTTAATCCTAGATTAGTAGCCCATGTACCATTTGTGATTGTCTTAGTAAGTAAAGAATGGAAGTTAGCATTGGATGTTTCTCCTCCACTACCTTTAGCTGGATATACAATTGTTTTAAAGAAATCAAACTGAGAAGAAGATGCTATAAATGCTGCATAATCTGTTTGATATAAACTTGTAGGAGATTGACTCAATACACTACTTCCTATATAGTAAATAGGATCAGCTTCATCTTCAAAGATTACAAACATACATTTCTTATTTGTAACAGTTCCTATCTCTACACTTGTTGTTACAACACCTTCATTACTAGTGATTCTATCTGCTGTTTTCCAATTACTTTCTATATATTCTTTAGGAAATAAAACAAATCTTTCTTGGATATTTTGAGATAGATATTCAGAAGCATCTCTTAGATTACTATTTACTACCCCTGTAGATATCTCTAACATTCTTCCTTGATAGTTAGGATTATCATTTCTATACGATGCGAACCAAGAAGTAATTCTTTCTTTAGCACTTGTTAAAGATGGGCCTATAAAAGAAGTTGTATCATATACAACAACAACGTCTGTATCAATAGGTATATCATAAGATAAATCTACACCTCCTTCAACAGGAATAACACTTGTAATATCTGCTGATATTTTATATTTATTTTTAGTTGTAACTGTTGGATCTATTTCAACTATAATATCTCCTTCACCAACTACTTCTGGTAATTGAGAAGGTTGAACAACCCTGGCTATATTATCTGATTTAACAACTCCGACTTTAGCTTGTTCATCTGTAGCTAATACAACAAAACCTTGCTTCTCAGATAATGGTTTAGAAGGATCATCTTCATAAGCTTTATCTGTTACTTCCCCTTTAAATCCTATACCTTCAAATAGATTTCTAAAAGCTGTTTCATCTGGTCTATCATCTGTTAAAAATCTACTACCTCTCTTTAAAGGTGAAGATGTCTTTTGGAAATACCAATCCTTTGACTTGATAGCTCCCTTTACTAATTTATTTCTACTCATCGTATTATGTATTTAACTTTGCGTTTTCTAATATTTGAAAAATCTTTCTTTTGATAACATACTGTATTATTCATCTTATAGCATTTACCTTTTGTTTGAAAAGTATCTATTGTAATATGATCTATAGGTCTATCCATCTTTTCAATCTCTTCTATATATTCATCATAACAATTACTATTGATAGCGTACGCATGACAACAGAAACTATTGGTTAATTTGGACCATGAGTTATTATATTTCTTAACTCTTTCCTTATCTATAGTTCCAAAGTGTAACATATCCCATTCATCGCTTTTTAACCACTTCAACCTGTCCAACATTCTAGAAGCATTTACTGTAAACTCTATATCGTCTTCAAATATTAGAATACTTTTGTAATTATTCTTCTTAGCATCCTCTAATATCTTTAATGTAGTCAGAGCTAATGCAGCAGAATTCTTATTCCACATATCAGCTCTTTTTACAAAGTCTATCTCTTCTACATCTCCATCTATAGCTTTTACAACTTCATAAGTAACACCTATAGATTGAAGCTGTTCAGCTACAGCTTCTAATCTATCAGGTCTCCTTTCTAGGTTTATGAGGTATATATGTTCAAATTGATTGCGCATATTAATCTATTTTTATAGAGCTTACTAATTTTAATTGTGATAATGCACCTACTACTACTTTTTTTACATTTATTATATAAGTAGCAGCAACTTCTATACTTACAGTGTCAGCACCTATTATAACATCAATAGCAGAACTATCTGTGTTTTTAACATAGAAGGATGTTTCTATGTTTGCAGGTAATAAAATAAAACCATATAAAGCTGATGCTCCTGCTTCTATATAAGGGATTGTATGTTTTAGATATAAAGAGTAATCTAATACTATTGCTCCTGCTGATGTTACTATAATATCTGTAAGAATATCACCAGCAATTAACGTAGTTCCATCATATATATTATTTGCAGTATAATCTTCTATATATGCTTTATTTACTGCTAATGTCTCGAAAGCAAGTATATTACAGTTGTCACCCATACTCAACTCTGATATAGCAACATTACTTGTGATTGTTGTATTATTATTACCTATTTTACTATTGCTAATAAGGGAAGTGAAAGTAAAAGAACTATTACCTTGTCCTATGATTAAATCTGTTACATTTCCAGAAGTAGGTATAATTGATATATTATCATTATAGTTACCTAATTTTATGTTTGTAAAATCAGCATCCTGTAGAGTAATATAACTATTACCAACATTCATTTGCATAGCTACTACATTAGCATTACTTATAGTGATATTAGTACAACCATTATCTATTAGCACATCATCTATTGTTGTAGTAGATATATCTTCACCTATCGTTATAAGATTACAGTTATTACCTATAGTTAATCCTTCACAATTTGCTTTTATTGTAATATTAGTATTACGATCACCAATAGTATTTCCAGTACTTTGTATAATTACTAAGTCCAAGTTACTACAATTCTCACCAATAGTGGACTCTTGTAGACCTTCTATATTGGAAATACTTAACCTACTTCCTATGTTACATAAATCCACATTATCTAGGTAAGAAGATCTACATCCATTTTCTAAAGTGGTATAGTCTATACTTGTTAAACTTAGTTCATATCCATTTTTAATAGTACTTGATGATACATTACCAGCTAATGTATAATTGGAAGATATGTTTGAAGTATTTATTATTCTAAAATAACCACTACTATCTTTAATATTGGTGTTATTTACATCCATATAGATTCCTAAAATATCTTGGAAACTAGATTTATCAGAATCTAATATATAACTATTAGAGCAACCAGCACTAAAATTTAGGTTTGTACTATTATCCACATGTACACCTGAAAAAGCACCATCTTGAAATTCTATATTAAGACAGTTCGTAAATGTGATGTTTGGATATGTTAGTGTTGATTCTTGATAAACATTTTCCCTATTGTTTATTATAATATCTTGACAAGTAGAATCAAAAGTAAGCCTATCTATAACTGTATTACTTCTAATAATATTACTATTAAGACCATTTACAGAGAATGTAGCTTTAGGGAGCCACTCATCTAATTCCTTATCATCAAATATTAGATAGTTTATATCTGCAAGAGATTCTATTCCTGTAACATCTTTTAATACTATATTTAGTATAGTCCCGTTATTATAAGTAAAAGTATCTCCTTTTAATAAATTGATATTACCTGCTGTAAGATCTAAATCAGTTATATCTTTAGTTCTAGAAGCTGCTACATCCATTAAACCTCTTCTATAATAAACTCCTCTAAAATCATAATAGGTCTCTAGATTGTTTTCATGATCTTTTCTATAAATTACTTCGCCTGTTCTTGCAATTAATTGTGTATCTGTATCAACATAATTAGCAGTAAAATCAAATACGATCATATCATAAATATGGTTATATGATTTAACAACTGCATGTAATTCATGATCACTTATAGCTATAGCTTCAAATTGTTCTATCTTCACTACATAATCATTAGAAGCAGTGTTTAAGATAGCTGGATCTGCTGTGGGTATGTAATGTTTACATTGGTAATCAAATACATATTTTTGACCAATAACTAAACTATTAGTATCAGCTAAGTTTATTAAATCACCATAAACAATACTAATAGGAGCACTTCCACCTAATTGAGGCCAAAGTGTTTCTATAATATCATTCATTGCTGTCTGTTCAGCATCAGCGGAAATCTCATTATTGGTGTTTGTATATACTAAAGCTTCTACAGCATCTAGTAAGGCCGGTTTAGTTCCGTAATCAGTTCCTTGACTCATTTCTTATACGTTAAAATTAGTTCTTTCTTCATTTATAAATTCATTTAAGGTAAATTCTCCATAAGCTTCTGGTATAGTTGGTCCAGTATTACAGATAGTTCCTCCTACTAAAAAAGCAGTGCATTCATTTTCACCATCAGCTATCATAGTACCTATACCACTACAACATTCCTCACATTCTGTAGTTTGGAAGTTAATACCAGCAATAGATAAAATATCATCAAAGTATTTTAAATAGTCCTGACCGTACTTTATTCCTATACATGGAAGATTATCTTTTACACAGTCTATTTTAAAAGGTAAATTAGATACACAGTTAGATAGAGTACTTTCTCTTTGAATATATCTTCTTATAATCTTTACATATTCTAATAAGAAATAGTACATATTTACAGCTTTGTAGTATTTCAAACTACATTCTGTATTACCTTTTAGATCTTCTTGATAGGCTTTATGTAAGAGTAATTCAATATCTTTTTCAACTAAATCAAAAGCTAATCTATCAAGATCATCTTCTTCATTAGGTTCTACCTTATTTTTATAAGGATATTTTAAGTTGTTTATGAACATCCACAATCTGAATTAACTGTTAATTTACTTGTATCTCCACAACCACCATCTAGACAGTAGGTGCGATCACACATCTTAGCAATCTTAGCTAGTACTTGATCTATAGTAGCTAACTCATCCAATTTAGTATCTGTAAGAGCTGAGTATTTATTATTGAATCCATACTCTGATTGTAATTTCATGAAGTAAGTCTCCTTTAAAGCAAACATTCTTATTACTTTTACTTCAGCACTAGAGTCATATTCACAAGTACAATCTCTTGTATCTTGACATAATAAATCTTCTATGAATGCTGTAAAACAAGCATCTAATTTACAGAAAGTATTTAGTACATATTCTGTGTGAGTCTCATTATAATCTACAGATACTATAAATAATCCTATTTCCTCAAATGTTATAGTAGCAGAAGTATTAGCTGCTAAAGCTGTACTTTCTACAATAGTGTCTCCTTGTACATTCTTAATACCATAAGTAGCATCTATTGTAGTAGATTTGTTACTCATTGAGAATGTATCACAAGCAATATAATCAAAAGTAATAAATTCTGAGGCTGGTATGATTACTTCATAAGTACTAGTTAATCCTGTTTCAACTTCTGTAATTACCACATCTACAGTGTAATCACCTTGTTTACTTAAAGTAACAGTATAACCTAAATTGTCTTGATCTGTTGTACTTGTAAAACCTCTTGAATAAGGAGTTAGTTCTATATTATCTGGATCACTTCCTGAATACTCTATAGTATAACTATAAAGTGGATTTAATCCTGTTATTGTAGGCATTACTTGTACATCACTATACAAAGCAAATTCATCTACTCCTCCTAATTGGTCTTGTGATGAATATATTGAAAACGTTGTATTTATAGCCATAATCCTATTAATGTTGTTATAGTTAAAATCATTATTATAGTTTTACCTATTTTAATAACTTTGGTTTGTTTTTTTATCTTATTATCTTTATGTTTTATTATCTCATCTCTATTATCTATAGCATCTTTTAAGTTGATAGTGATCTCTTCATTAATACTATCCGATAGATTATAGTAATAGTTCTGACTCTTTAAATTTTTGATCTCGACTAGAGCTGTATCATACTTCTCAATATATTCTAATCTTTCAAGATTAGACCTAGCTAATATCTCCAAAGTATCTCTAGAGAAACAATATCTATAAGTGGTCTGTACAGAAGAATATGAGCTTATTGAGAGAATCATTAGTAACAAAAATAACACCGTCTTTAGCTTCTTCATATCTTTCAGTTATTATTATAGTATCTCTAATTTTATCTATAGCTTGTAAAGAATCTATTGTCTTATTTAAAGTATCTAATTCTTTATACTTCTCATTCAATACTTCTACTAAACTATCATTAGGTGTCACAGGTACATTTGTTCTTATTTTAATAAAAGTACATATAAGAACTACACTAATACTTAGACATATTACTATAAAGTATTTCATCGTTTAGGTATAAGGTTATTAAATAGATCTGTGAAGAATGAGTCTTTAGCCATAATGAATGCACAGCCAGCTCCAACTAATAAGATAGAAGCCCAAATACTCACAGGAGCTATAATACCAAACATTCCTAAGAATATTTGTAATAAACCAGCAATAGATAGAATAGTTCCTATCATTGTAGTAATCCAATTTTTAAGTGCTTTTTTCATATCAAATTAAGTTTAGTTCAACCTTCTCCTCTACTCTACGTTGAGCTGACCAAGTTAGTTTCGCAACTATATCTCTAAAATGAGGATCATTCATTTTCACAGCATCTTTTCTATTAGTATAGAATCCTATCTCTGGTAATATCCAAGGACAATGTGTTCTTACTAATTCCCAAAAGTTCTTTTCTTTATCTAAATCTTTTATAGATATGTCCCAGAAATCCTTTCTAAAATTCATATCTAAGTTCTCATAGAAGCTTCCAAATATGTCTGCTATTTTATCAGACTTAGTTTGTCCTATAGATGTAAATATCTCTACACCATTAGCATAAGCTGTACTAGCTGCATTACCATGTAATGAAATACCTATAGGATAAAATCCCTTCTTCCTTAAATCAAAGATTATTTTATTAGCTCTATATGTCTTCTCTCTTACAGATATATCTTCATCTTCTGGATTTATGATTACGAAATTACTATTAGAGTATAAATTAATATCTACTACTCTAGCAATAATATCTCTACCATAAACCCATTCTTTTATTTGGAAATCATTTGCTTTATTATCTTGGAAGACTGGCCCTCTTTTACCAGGAGTATCTTTACCATGACATAATGAATACAACCAAACTGTTTTCCCAGGTCCTTCTAAATGTTCTTTTATCATCCTACTCATCACAAATTTGCATTGATTCTACAGTTGTTTTTAATACAGTAATACATTGAAAAACTTCCTTATTGAAGTCTCCTTGTTTTTCATCTTTCCTTCTTTGCATATCTAAAGCTTGTTTTTGAAAAGAAGCTTCATTCTCAATTCTAGTATTCATTGTTTCAAGTAAAGCATATAATGTAACTATGTCTATTTTCTTCTCCTGTTCTGTTTCCAAAGCCATTACTTTCTCAGTAACAATTGAAATATGTATTATAGAAGATATAATTACTACTCCAAAAACACCTACAAACCATTTTAACCAATTGGTTAGATTATTCATTGTCTCTCCCATAATTATATATTCTTTATAATTTGCGGAGTTATTGAAGTGTTATCTGAAATAAAGAAATAACTACAATAGTATACAAACTCTAAATCACATGTTTTAAACGCTCTAGTCGTAAGATCTACAGTATAAAAACCGCTTTTAATTTCTGCTTTTGTTTCATTCTCATTGATGAATTTATGAAGCTCTCTAAATGTTTTGTCGTAAACTTCAACATTCAAACTATCTGCTATTGATACTAATAAATCAATAGCTTCTTTTGCAGGAACAACATCTAATAACGATTTGTTAATGTCAAACCAAACATCACCGTTACAA